ACCTGACCGCTGCGGTGGAGTAATCGTCATGCTCGATCCGAAAGACCTGGTCGTAAAGCAGCACCCGCCGTCGCCGAAAGGCGGGATGCAAGTTCCCAATATGTCGCGAGGCATCCGCGTGGAACACATCCCCACCGGGTGCGCCGTCGAATGCACGAAGTACAGGACGCAACACGAGAATCGTAGGGATGCGCTGGCACTTCTCGAATTGCTGGTCGAGTAGCCCCCACCAACTAACACGCGAGACACACACATGCTTAACGGATCTTACTTCTTCGAATGCGAATGCGGCAGCGACGAACATACGCTGCGCTTTACGCTGGACACCGACCCGCAAGAGCCCGGCATCTTTACCACGATCTTCCTGTCCAGCGGCGGCTTCAGGAAGCGGGCGAATGCGGCGATCAAATACCTGTTCGGTTACAAGTGCCAGTATGGGCACTGGGAATGCTGGTCGCTGCGCCCCGACGATGCCAAGCGTCTGCGCAATATGCTCGACGACTTCATCGCTGCCACTTCCGGGGAGTAAAGCATGGCGACCTACTCCGATGCGGTGGCGCTGTATGCCCGCCGCCCGGAGCCGGTCGCCTCGACGGATGCGTTGACGTTACGACGCAGCATCGAGGCGATCGGCACCATCCACCTGAGCGAGCTGCGAGCGATGGACATCCAGCTCAACTACACCGACCAGCGCCTGGCCAAAGCGAAGCCCGGCACCGTGGCCCGGGAACTGCGCACCGTGCGTGCCGTGCTGAACTACGCCGTTCGCATGGGTATTGCCGACCGGGTGTGCCAGGTCCGGCTGCCCCGGGTGGACGACGCCCGGACCCGCTTCATCACCAAACACGAACGGGATGCGCTGATCGAAGCGGCGTGGACCCCGCAACTGAGGGCGCTGGTTGGCTTCCTGTTGTACACCGGCGCCCGCCTGGGCGAAGCGATCGACGCCAAGCCGGAGGATGTCCGGGACGACTCCGTGACCTTCGTTTCCTGCAAGGGAGCGGGCTCCAGGCGGCGCCACAGGCAGGTGCCGCTACATCCCCAGCTGCGGCCCCTCCTGGTGCCTGCCGGGGGGCGCCTGTTGCCTTCTCCGTGGGGCACCCGTTGGTCCAACGCCGAAGTCCATCGGCAGTGGACTGACCTGTGCGATCTGTGCCGGCTCGAGGATCTGCGGCTGCACGACTGCCGCCACTTTTTCGCCAGCTCCCTGGTGGCGGCGGGGGTCGACCTGCTGACCGTGTGCTCGCTCACCGGTCACGCGTCGGTGGACATGCTGGCCCGTTACACACACCTAGCCAAAGGCCATAAGGCCGAGGCAATTGCAACCTTGTGAGGTTATAATGAGCGAAGACATCGGACCCTGGGGCAGGGATCAACTCATGGTGGTCAGCGCATTCCGGTATTGCTTGGGACGGAGGTCCTATGTGGTTTCGGACTGCTGCGAATGGATCGTCGCCAAGTGGCCGGAGTTCGCCGACCACACGAAGGCGCTGATCCACGCCGAACTGGAGGAAGCTTTCGTCAACGAGAAGCGGCGCATGGATCTCGGGCTGGGGTATGGACAGCTCGGCATGGAGATGGACCGCGCCGAATGGGAACGCGTCCGCAAACTTTGGAGCGAGACATGAGCAAGAACAAGCTGATCAAGAAAGCCATCGCCGCCCTGGTCGACCACATGGAGCCGGCCTATCCCGTGATGGAAGCGGGGCTGCCGTGGTTCGCCAGCCGCAAGGGGCGGCTCGCCGTCTGGATGATTAAAAAGAACGGCGCACACATCGGGGCAGCGTTCGATGCCGAGGGCGTTGCCATTATCACGAAAGCGATTGGGAAGATCGCCAAGTCGGCAGCCAAGGACGGGCTGCCCCCGGACCACGCCATTAGCATGATGGCGCACTCGCTTTCCAAGTCCATCCCCAGCGTGCCGGAGGCGGACGGCGGCGTGGGAATCAGCACACATGGAGTCGTCAGCATGCTGCTCGCCGTCGCCTACATTGCCGGGGTCGCGCATAACGACGACGACGAGACGCCGTTCTGGAACCGCGCAATCAACCTGCTGCATGGGCCGCAGCAAACCAGCACCTTGATTGCCGCGTTCGATCCAGAGGAAGACGGAATCGGGATGAACCTGCACCTTTGGCCCAACCCCACGGCGGCAAACCCAAGCGCCGCCACTGTCCACTGAGGAACACACACGTGAATAAAGAGCAAGTCTACGACGAAATGATCTCCCCTTTGATGCAACAGATACTCACTGTCTGTGGCGAACACAATATCAGCCTGCTGTGCACCTTCGCCATTCCGACGGAGAAAGACCCGACGTTGTGCTGCACGTCGATGCACATCTACGACAAGAACGATCCGCTCGATGCGAGCCTCGCTATTGCCTTCCGGTTTTGCATGGGGAATAACCCGATCCCGGTCGACGCCGTTATGGGGGCATAGCGTGAAGCGAATAGGTAACACGACGAACCACGTGCGGGGCGCAGAGATTAGCCTGGTCACCAGCAAAACCAAGGCGCCGAAGGAAACGATCCCGGAGTCGGCGCTGGCGGCGGGTAAGGTGAGGCGGCGCATTGAGGATGTGAAGGGCGGAATGGAATTGGATCGGCTATTCAAGCTGGACGAATACGACTTCGGGTAGGCGCGACACACGCCCCGAAGGGAAGGAAGGGTTGATGGAGTGGAGCCGGCCAGGGATTGGCTGGCGGACACGGCAAGGGTTGGCAGATGAGGAGAGGACTGGCGAGGATTGGCGGGGCTGGGCTAGGCGCGGCCGACTCGGAAGGGCAAGGACGGGATAGCGATGGATGGGCAAGGCCGACATGGATCGGCGAGGCGTGGTTGGGAAAGGCATGGATGGGCGAGGCGCCAAGGATGGCATTCATTCAACACACACATAGAGACACACACCAATGGCTGCACGTAAAGAACCCACCCTGACCATCAATGTCTTAGACATTCAGCAAGGGCGCGTAACTCTTAACCTTCTCGGCCAGTCGCCCCTGATTTTCAATGCGATGAGCGAGAAGACGCGGCAGGTGTTGATCCTCCCGCCGGGCAAGAAGACGGCGGCGGACAAGGCGGCGAGCCTGAAGCACGAACCCCTGATCGAGTTTCAGAATTCGCTTTACATGACCCGCAATGAGGACGCCCCGACGGCGCTCTACCTGCCGGGCGTTTCGTTTAAGCGGGCGGCGATGGGTGCGGCACTCGATTTGCCCGGCGCCAGCAAGACGCAGATCGGCAGGCTGGCGTATGTGGTGGGGTCTGAGGTTCCGGTCTTCGGTATCCCCCGCGTCTTCCTGTCGGTCGTCAGGTCCGCCGATGCGAAGCGAACGCCGGACATTCGAACGAGGGCCATCCTCACCGACTGGTGTGCCACCGTTACGGTGGAGTTTGTGGAGCCGGCGCTGAATGCCACGACGATTGCGAAGCTATTCGCTGCGGCCGGAATCACGCAAGGCGTCGGCGATTGGCGAGTCGAAAAGGGATCGGGAGACTACGGTCGGTTCCGTGTGGTGTCGAACGATGACCCCGAGATGCGCATGATCGTTGAGGCCGGCGCTCGGGAGGCACAGATGGAAGCGATTGCCAACCCGGAGACGCACGACATCGAGACCGAGCGGTTGCTGTCTTGGTTTTACGAGGAGATCGAGCGGCGCGGCAAGACCCCGGCGCCCAAGAAAGGCAAGAAGGCCGAAGAGGCAGCCGAATGAGCGCCGTCAAAGACGAACTGCAACGGCTGGCAAACGAGGGCGGCGGTCGGCTTACTGCCGACGTGGTGGTGGCATCGGCGAGGTCGGCGAAGAGTCCGATTCACGATCAGTTCGAGTGGGACGACAAGAAGGCGGGCCGGGCGCATCGCTTGTACCAGGCGCGCCAGCTGATTCGTAGCGTCAAGCTGAACGTGTCGGTCGAAGAAAGGTCGTTCGTTATCCCCGCCTATGTGCGAGACCCGAGCGCCGAGGCGAATGAGCAGGGGTACGTCGCGACGCCGAAGCTGCGCACCGATGCGGATGCGGCAAGGGATGCGGTTGCTGCCGAGTTTATGCGAGCTTCGAATGCGTTACGCAGGGCAAGGACGCTGGCTCGGTATCTCGGGGAGGATGCGGCGTTCACGATTGATCGAGCGATTGGTACCGTAACGCAAGCAGCTGCCGAGCTGGGTGCTTAACGGGATGCAGGGATGTTGAATAGAACACGGTGCGGATCGGAAGACGAGGCGAGGCGCGGACAGGCGCGGCGCGGCGAGGCGCGGTTAGGCATGGAAAGGCAGATGCGGCAAGGCCCGGACGGGACAGGCGCGGCGTGGACCGGACAGGCCGACAAGGCGCGGCTTGGAGCGGAGCGGACGGGAGTGGCATGGAGAGGCCGAAGAGGGTAGGACAGGACTGGCTCGGCCGGGAGCGGAGCGGATGGGCAGACAGGGCTAGGATAGGCTGGGTCAGGCGGGACATGGACAGGCCGGCGGGGCGAGGCTTGGCGAGGCGAGCCGTGGACGGGCCTGGAGAGGCAGCCAAGGCGGGGAAGGGAGGGGTACGGTGGGGCCGGGAAAGGCCGGTTAGGCGTGGATAGGTCGGGAGTGGCAGGGACAGGCAGACAAGGCCCGGCGAGGCGCGGTTGGGCCAGGACGGGCCGAAGCGGCTAGGCTGAGATGGGTTGCAATGGAAAGCACAGGCGCCAAGGATGGCTCACACCAACGACAAAGGCGTAACGACAATGGCTAAGGCAGTGAAAAAACCGAATCCGTTCTCGAAAAAAGAGGCGAAGGATGCGACGGATGGGAAGCCGAAAAAGGGCGGAGGCAAGTCGCCGAAGGGCAAGTGAGCGCCCCCGCGCAAGCGAGTTGCTAGATTGGACGTGTTGATTTTCCAAACGTGGCACGGCGGGCACGACCCGCCCGAGACCCCGCCGTGGGCCGGCACCCTGCTGTCCCTCCTCGATAACCTACTGACGGAGATACGGAAGATGAGCGCAACCCTCGACTCCCTGGCTGATCGTGTAACACAAATCGAAACCGTCGGCGACTCGGCAATCGCGCTGCTCAACGGGCTCAAGGAAGCCCTCGACGCAGCAATTGCAGGCGGAGACATGGCGGCAGTTGCCGAGCTGAGCGCCCGGCTGTCGGCGCAGACCGACGAGCTGGCTGAGGCTGTGGCGAAGAACACGCTGGCCGAGAACGAGTCGGACGCGTAAGGGAAACACGCGGCGAGACCATTTTGCCCGAGCCGACGAAATGGTTTCGCTGACGATCACGGAGCGCCACGGCGGCGAGACTCACCCGGAGAGGACGGCCGGGCGGACACGGTAAGGCAGACGAGGCCCGGCGCGGCGTGGCGCGGCACGGCATGGCGAGGACGGGAGTGGTTGGGCCAGGCCGACACGGCACAAATGACGACGCTTGACACCGGGCTAGGTTGGACCTAGCCTTGGTGTCGCCACATCGCATCCGCGGATTCATCACCCGCGGCGTGGCAAGACCAGTGAAGCGATAGAGCGCCCTCAGGGCTGGCGGGTAAGGCGTGTACTGGCACGCTGACCGGGGTGATGCCCGGTCCACTCGACAGCCCTGAGGGTTTTTTTATGGGCAACCAATGAACCTACGCAAGACAGCAATCCTCCCGCCGAAGTTCTGGATCAGCAACTTCGCATCCCAGCTCAGGGCCATGAGCCCGCACCACCTTCTCGTATTCGCCTATCTCGTAACGGGTCCGAACAGCCACATCAGCGGGCTGTACCGCTTCGACGCACATGCTGCCGCCGAAGACACCGGCCTCGACGAAGACGAGATCCTCAAGATCCTCGCCGACCTGCAATCGCTGGGCTGGTGCGACTACGAAAGCCGCATCGTCTGGATTCGCGGGCTCGGCAACATGCTCGACCAGCTGGGCGGGACGTTGGCCAGTCACGAGCTTTGGGCGATCAACCTGCTGGACTACATCGAGCGATTCCCCGACGACCTCCCCATCGTGGCGGCTTTCCGGCTGGCCCACGGGCTGGTTGGGAGGAGCAGCAAGGCGGAGAAGGCGGAGCGGAGGGCCCGGAAGGAGGAGGCGGCATTGGGCAGGAGGCAGGAGGCTAGAGGCTAAGGCACTGGCACTGGCACTGACAGGAGGCTAAGGCAGGAGGCTACGGGGTATCGGATAGGGTATCGGATAGGGTATCCGTCCGTTTCGTTAGGTACAAACAACAGGCACTTACCGTGACATCAGACCTCGCTCAAGCGTCATCCTTCGTTCACCGCCTCACCGGCACCCTCGACGAACCGCTCTGCATCCAGCTTATCGCTGAGCCCAAGACCGACCACCCCACCCTCCGCCCGCAGGTTCTCTCCGGCACCCTCGCCGATCTCTGGCCCGTCCTATCCGAGCGTAACGAACATGGCTACGGCGTGTTCGTGCTGATCAACCGGCAGGAGACGGCCGGAACCAATCGCAAAGCCGAGAACATTTGCGAGGCCCGCGGGTATTTGTTGGACTTGGACACTGGCGGCGAGAAGGCGTTACGACTGGCGAGGGCGATGAAGGTCAAGCCGCACCTGACCATCGAGTCCAGCCCCGGGCGCTACCAGTGCGTTTACTTGGTGGAAGGCACGCCGATGTTCGGGCCGGAGTTCAAAGCCTACAAGGACTGCGGGCAGGGGTTGGCTGAGATGTTCGGCGGGGACCCGACGGTGGCCGAGCCGGCGCGGGTGATGCGATTGCCGGGGCTCTATCACCGCAAGCGCGGGGCGGTCATGGTGCAGCTGATCGATGTCGCCGAGCATGCGCCGTACGAGTTCGGCCGGTTCAAGCAATTCGCCCACCCATTCGAGCGGGAGATTCGCTTGGAGGCGGAGAGGGCACGCAAAGCCCCAGCGCCGGTTCGGACCCATGCTCAGCCGACCGGAGAGGGGCGCAAGTGGACAGCCCGCGGGACCGGGGAGGGCGGGAGAAACCTCTACGTGTATAACGTATCCGTAGCGGCAGCGATAGACACCAGCGATCCGACGGTGGTGATGGACCGGGCACTGCAAGCGGCGGCGGCATGCAGCCCACCGTTGCCTGAGGATGAAGCGAAGGCGGCTGCAAGAAGTGCGTGGCGCACTGTAACGAAGCGATAGCGACACACAACTGGAGCGAAACATGACGAAAGGTATTCCGATGGCGACTGGGAAGGACTTGGCGAACGGGTGGACGATAGACCCGGCGTTTCTGGAGACGGCGACGGACCTGGCGCGGATCCGCGAGGACGTAAGCGACGAGGAAGTCGAGGCAGTCATCTGCGTGTTGCTCAACAGCGGGTACTGCGAGGCGGCGGTCAGCCCGGAGGTCGTGGCATGACCGAGCAGGAGATCATCAACACGATGTGCGTAGTCCGGGCGGACGTGGAGAACGTCATAACGCAGCTGGCTGCCGGGATCCAGGACGACGCGGAGCTATCCGAGGCGGCGGACTGGTCCCGCATCCACGTCGCCTGGGTGAGGCTGTGGCGCGACGAGCAGGGGCGTCGAGGGTGGGCGGCCAGGGTCGTCCCTGCCAGCGCCTCTGCGGGGCTCCTACGCAGCCGGATCGAGGAGGCCTTCCTGCGCCGCTCGGGGCGGGCCATCGAGATCGTGCTGTCGGGGCTGTGATGGACAACCAAGCGCTCGCCGTGGAGGAGTTGGAGAAGCGGATTCGGGAGCTGGCCACCGAGCGCCTGTTGCTGGAGAAGGAAGCGTTACGGATCTCGGCCCGCATCCGGGAGACGGAGAAGGCACTGCTACGGGAGCGGGAGTTCGGGGCCTCGCTGGTCTACGGCGTGCGCCCCGGGGCCGTGGTGCGGCGGGACTCGGACGACGGCACGGGGGTCGAGTACGTGGTGTTGGAAGTGGACGCCTCGGAATACCCGAAGCGCCCGATGGTGGTGGCGGTCCGTCGGGAGGCTGACGGCGCCGTCGGATTTCGGCACATTTCGCTGGGTACGAAATGGCTGCTGGTTAATTGAGGAGGGCGGATCGATGAGCGACACACATGCGCTGAGAGAGTACCAAACCTATGCGCTGTTTCTGCTGCGGCAGAGCTACGCCAGCGGGTTCAAGCGCCCGCTGTTACAGCTGGCCACGGGCGGGGGCAAGACGCGGATCGCGACCGAGATCATCAAGTCGGCAGTCGCCAAGGATCGGCGGGTGGCCTTCATTGTCGACCGGCTTCAGCTGGTGCAACAGGCGTGCGATGCGCTGGACCATGCCGGGCTGGATCACGGCGTCATTCAGGGGCAGCACGAGCGCATGGATCGCGACAAGCCCGTGCAAGTCATCTCGATCCATACCATGGCGCGGCGCAAGTGGTGGGAGTTCGGGCTGGGCATCGTCGACGAATGCCATGTGCGCAACCGGACCTTGTCGAAATTGATGTCGGCATGGGATGCGGTGCCCATGATCGGGCTGTCGGCGACCCCGTGGACGGCGGGGCTGGGCTTGCTGTGGGACGACCTGATCGTGCCGATTTCCATCGAGGAGCTGATTGCGCAGGGCTACCTGGTGGAAGCCGATGTCTACTCCCCGAGCAAGGCGAATCTCGACGATGTCCAGGTGTTGGCCGGCGAGTTCAACATGAAGCAGGCGGAGGCCAGGATGCGGCTGGTCGGCGACATCCCGCACCACTGGCACAAGATGGCGAAAGGGCGCCGCACGCTGATCATGGCGTCGAGCGTCGAGCACTCGAAGAGCCTGGTGGAAGCCTTCTCCGCGGCGGGCATCGACTCGCGCCACATCGATGCCTATACGGATGGCGAAATAAGGCAGCGTTACATCGCCGACTTCCGGGCCGGCAAGGTCAAGGTGCTGTCGTCCGTGGGGACGCTGATCACCGGGTTCGACGCGCCCGAGGCGGAGGTCCTAGTCATTGCCCGGCCGACCAAGAGCCGCATGCTGCATTGCCAAATGGTGGGTCGGGTGCTGCGTCCGTCGCCTGGAACAGCCAAGACCCGGGCGCTCATTCTGGACCACGCCGGCAACTTCGAGCGCCTGGGATTCCACACCGACCCTGTGCCGCTAGTGCTGGACGACAGCAAAAACGGATTCGCCAAGTCGGTGTGCGAGCCGGCCAAGGAGAAGCTGCCTTCGACCTGCCCGAACTGCCACGCCGTGCGCCCGCCGGGGTATGCGGTGTGCCTGATCTGCGGGCACTCCACTATCCGCGGCAAGAAGCCGAAGGTGGAGAAGGGATCGCTGACCTTGCTCAAGCCGACTGCGGCGGAGAAGCACTACCTGGCCGAGACGCCGACGCAGCGTGCCGAGTTTCTGGCGGGGCTACGGCATGTCGCCATGCAGCGCGGATACAAGCCGGGGTGGGTCCATTTCGCTTACCTGAAACGGTACGGAAAGAAGCCGGATTCGCACATGCCGGACCTGGGAACTGCGCAACCGAACGAGGTTGTGCTAAAGTACGTAACGAGTCTGGACATTGCTGCAAGACATGCACTGAGGGGCAAATGAAAACGCTGTTATTCGAGTTAGTCCGCAAGGGCGAGGCGCCGCAGCGAATCGGCATCGCCAAGAAAGAAATCAAGTTGTGGCGAAAGAGCGCCAGGGACCATCTCGCCGATCCGAAGCTCTCCAAAATACTGGAAAAGAAATTCGGATGCAGCGACCCGAGTATGTACTTCATCGAGTTCGCCCGGCAGGAAATCGCGGGGGCCAAAGCGGGACAGCTGTCGATCAGAGACGCAATGCATGCCGCATGCACCGCGATGTTTATGGCCGAGGTTGTTTCGGAAGGCATTCGGGAGGTATTCGTGAACGCCCTTTCCCGCTTCGACGAATACGCCCACATTAAGTTGATGTGCAGCTACGACATGGAGCCGGACGAAAGCGACGAATACACCGTGTGCTGGGCCATCGTCGGAGGAAATGTGCAGCCGCCTGGAGCCGAGCGCCTGTCTACGTGACACACCCCCCGAAGGGAGGATGGAACCGATGAAGACCGAAATTCCTCATCACATCAACGGAACCAACAGCGACAGGGCTGCCGAGTATCTACTCTCGAAGCTCCCGCCGCCTGGCACCTACGGGCCGCAACCGATACCGACCTGGGCCGGCAGTCGGTTGCTGATCGAAATCTACGAGTCGGAGGGCGAGCAATGGGAAAGTCAATTGCAGAAGGCGGCATGAGCGAGGAGCAGATGATCGAGTGGCTTGGGAAGGCGACGCCCATTCAGCTGCTTGAGAAATGGCGCATGACCCCATTCGGCACGCCGTGGTTCCGCGGTGCGGTGGGTAAGCTGTTCTCGCAGAAGTTCAGCGATGCCCGCAAGAGCATGAGCCGCGACGAGTGGGTGGCCATGAGCGAGCAGGTTGGGTTTGAAAATTCATACCCGCGGCGGGCGATGGGGCCTTTCCGTGCCGCATGACAAGCCATGGCTCGACGACGACGCACTCGAAGCGGCGCTCTTCGACGAGCCAGCTCCGACTAAGCCAAGCCCCGCATACGAGTATCGGTTGACCGATAAGCCGGACTCGGCATTGCGGGTCATTGCCCCGGACTGTAACGAAGACGAGGTCATGAAGGCGCTGATGAATGTGTTCGGCGCCCGGCTGATCTCGATGGAACGGCTATGACCAACACCCAACGGACGCTGGGCTGGCTCAGGGATCGGGGCTATACGGTGGGCATGGTCGAAAGATGGATCGCTAAGCCTGGCGTACCGGGCGGAGGATTCAGGCAGGACTACCTGGGCATCATTGACATCATTGCCCTGGGTGCCGACGGCGTCATTGGCGTGCAATCCTGCGGCACGTCGTTCTCGGAGCACAAGGAAAAGCTCACCGTTACGAACGCAGATATGACCCGGGCCTGGCTCTCCACCCCCGGCACGACGCTGCTGCTTGTTGGCTGGAGCAAGCGCAAGCGTCGGCTGGCTGCCGGCGGGTGGAGCAAGGCATCGTTCTGGACCCCACGGGAGGAGGCCATCACACTTGCCATGATCGACGGTTAATGCATCCTGAGATGTATTTTTCCCAAACAACCGAGGCGCCATGAAACACACACTCCCCGACAGCTTCGACGACCTCGAAGCGAAAGAGCCGCCCGTCCCCGTCATCGGGCCGCCGCCGTATGTGCCGGCAGATATTCTCCCTCCGCCGGTGCCGAAGCCGGACATCCTCGAACACAACATCAAGAAACGCATCGGGCATATCTTCGCTTCCAGCGAGGAGATCCGAATTGCCATGCGCAACAAGCGCGAGCACACCGAGCAACTGGTCGCGCTGCTGAACATCCCCGAAAGCGCCGAGTCGTTCAAGTTCTTCGTCGCCGGCGAGCAATACGAGATGGTCCGCAACCCGAAGGTCCATGTGAAGCTGGACATTTCCGAGGACAGGCTGGCCGTGCTCATGTCGACCCTGAGCAAGGAAGATCAGAACGTTATCTCGGAAAGCATGGCCGGCGCGACCGGGACAAAAATCAGCATGAAACGCAGCCAGTGGCTGAAGCTCACGCCGGGCGGACGCGACGATCTGCGGCGCCTGGGCAGCGTTCTGGTGCGCGACGGGGAGTGGTCGGTGAAGCAACTTTCAGTTTCAGTGGGGAAGAAGCCATGAGCGAGAAGACGGTAGCCGTCGAGATCAGCAACATGCAGTTATGGGAGCGGGTATGCAAGACCGACCCGCGCTACACCAAGCAGGTGAAAGACCGGGGCCGAGAATACACTGACATCGATCCGGCTTGGCTCATTATGCAGGCGACGAAAGAGTGGGGCCCGTACGGAAGCAACTGGGGATTGCGCGACATCAAGCGCGAGATATTCCCGGCGGTGGGCGACCCCTTGGCGGAGAAGCTAACCAACCGTTACTGCATGATGAGTGCCGTGTTCTATTACCCTCAGGGGTCATTCGAAATCGGCAACGACATGCCAATCTTCTCGGCCAAGCAGGGGATCTATGACGGGGATTGGGTCAAGAAACTTGAAACCAATACGCTGAGCAAGGCGCTCTCAAAGCTCGGATTCAGCATCGACGTATTCCTTGGGAAGTTTGACGACTCCCGCTACGTCCAGTCGTTACGCGAGGAATTCGAAGCCGCCGACATCCCGTCCCAAGACGCCGGCATGCGTTCCCACCTGGACGACTTGCTGGCCAAGGGCGCCACGACAGCCGAGAAGCTCATGGGCGCCTATAAGGTCGCCTCGCTGGACGACATGCCGAACGACGCCTTGGCACAGGCCATCAAGATCCTGACCAAGCGCATGGAAGCGAATGCGTATGCGGCATCCAGGGAGGCGCCGCCCGATGCCTGAGTGGGTGGATGTCGAACAGGGGTCGTCGGAGTGGCTGGTCATGCGACGGGGCGTTGTCGGCAGTACCTGTGCCTGGCAGCTTCTCACTCCGGCGAAACGCAGGACGCTGATCAAGGAGCTATTCGCCGAGCGGGCGTCTCGGCATATAGAAGAGCACGGCAACACCGAAGCGATGCGTTGGGGCAACGAGACCGAGCGGGCGGCGCGGCTGCGGTTCGATCTGGAAACCGGCCTCCCCGTGGAGATCGTCGGCTATGCCTGGCTGGACGGGTGGAAGGGCGCCATCGGGTGCAGCCCGGACGGACTGATCGGGAAGGACGGCATCATCGAGATCAAGGCGCCAAGCACCCGCGTGCATTGCGGGTACTGGCTGGAGCAGAAGGCGCCGGCAGAATACATCGCACAGATGCAGTTCATTCTCGGGGTGACCGAGCGCCAGCGTGCGCATTTCGTTTCATACGACCCACGTTGCGTAACGCCGGTCGACTATCTCCACATCATTTACGAGCGAGACGAAACGATGATAGCTGAGCTGTTGGCTGGGGCAAAAGAAGTGGCGGCGAATGTGCTCGGGCACATGGGACGCATCGCATGATTCAGATGACGCTGTTCGGCAATGTGGGGCGCGACCCGGAGTTGAAGTACAGCAAGGACGGATCGGCTTATCTTCCTGTCATCGTCGGCGTCGACACCGGTTGGGGAGATCGCAAGGAAACGCTTTGGGTGCGCTGCATGCTCTACAAGACGCGTGCAGAGAAGCTGGCTCCGATCATTGTCCGCGGGATGAAGGTAGCCGTCATCGGCGACATGGAACCCATCAAGTTCTGGACCGACAAGGAGGGCAATCCCCGCCCGGACGTGTCGATCAACGTCCGCGAGATCCAGTTTGGGAGTGCGGAAGCCAAGCCGAAGAACGCCGTGCCCGAGAAGCGGGCGGAGGAAGCGCCACGGTCCAGCCCGCCGCCGCGTACGGCTGGGGGAACGACCACCACCCGGCCGGCGACCTTCGAGGACGACGACATTCCGTTTTAGAATCAACGACTTAACGCATCGCCCCGGGCGCATCGGGGCACCCACCCACATGAGAAGCGACACATGGCACTGCGATTCCTGACCGACGACGGGTCCATCTTCGAAGACCGCGAGAAGGCGGAGGCCCACGACTCCCTGATCACGGCGACCCGCGCCAACGAGACCGAGGTCCGCCGGTATGTGACCGAGGTTCTGGGGCTGAAGGAAGGCGCCCAGCGGACCCGCATGGAGCGCGCCCTGGTGGCCTGGGAGCGGCACCGCATTGGGCTTGAGGCGCAGCAGGACCTGGAGCTGCCCGAGCCGTCGATCTAGCCCGGGCAAAAAGAGGCCCGGCGGGAGGCTGGCCGGGCCGAGTCCACAACTGGAGCGAGAAGAAATCGGGCCCCAGACAGCAAAAAGCCCCGGCGCTGGGGACCGAGGCTTATCACTGCCGAGAACGATCGGCGTGCCGGGAGTCTGGGGCGGAGAGATCCGGCGAGGACACACAGAGATGACACACACACTGCAACCCTGTAGCCACAACATAGCATCCCGAGGGGCCCATGCCAAGCTCTAAGAAGGCACCGAGATTTTACTGGAAGGAAGTGTTCTGGCTGCGCACGAATGGCAGTCGAAAGGCATCCCGTTGCTGCCATTGCGGGCGTGGGATTGCGGAGGCAGCCATTGCCTGGCGCCCCTCTGGTTATCTCCGCCGGCCGGATCGGCTGTGCAACGGGTGCGGGTCAGCCATTGCGGGAGCGAGAGCGACATGACTAGCACACTGGAAATTCCATTGCCGGCCCACGAACGGCAGATGCTCGATGCGCCGCTCGGGGCCTATTACATCTGTAACGACTTCGACTACAAGGCGGCGCGGGATTGTTCGGCATACTTCGAACGGAGAGACATCCAGGTCCGCGATGTCGGCTGGCTCATGGAGACGGAATTACATACCCCAGAGACAACGGTCCTTGTCATCGACTGCCGTGTGCCGATAACGAGAGAGCTGGAAGCGCGGCTTGCATACGAGACGCGCGCCGGAGTGTGTGTCGTTTTCAGCGAAGAGATGCCGAACCCGGTCGAAGTCGTCGCTACGAAATACCAGCCGCTGGATTGGGGCGAACTATGACGATGAGATACGAGGCGCCCTTCGAAGTCGGCGACCTGGTGCGCCTTGACCTCTGGGACGAGACCGTGCCGCCGCACTCGCAGTACGGGCTGTGCCGCGTCACGCAGGTGAGCGAGGCGCGCTGTCAGACCGGCTGGCTGGTGGCGTTCGCGTCGGTGAGGAACGGCGCCCGCGGTGAGCTGGACGCCGCCTGGTTGCAGCCAGCTGAGGTGTGAGGTAGGATTGCCGGGTCGGCATGGAACCCGGCGCAGCCCCACTCGGTGGGCGATCTGTTCGGGGGGCAGCCTTAACCGGGTGCCTGTTCCATCCCGAGCATATCGTCCAACCAAGTGGGGTTTTTATGGCCAACGAAATCGTCCATCCGTCCACCCTTACCATGACCAGCCGGGAAGTCTCCAAGCTGACCGGGAAGCGCCATGCTCATGTGCTGAGGGACATAGATTCTTTGCTAGAGACACTGAACCCAGATTTGGGTTTAGGCTTTACATCAAGCACTTACGTCGACTCTTCCGGAAAGGTCAACCGCCAGGTCGTCATGGATCGCGACAGCGTGTACTGCCTGATGACCGGCTACGACTCCACCGCCAGGATGCGGGTCATCAAACGGCTTGCCGAGCTAGAGGAAGCCGTCATCAAGAAGCCCGGTTTCGGCCTCCCCGACTTCACCAACCCGGCGATTGCGGCACGGGCGTGGGCGGATCAGGTCGAGAAGGTTCTGTGCCTGGAGTCAAAGCTCGAGGCTGCCCAGTTCTCCGTCGACTACCACCGTCGGCTCTCCGGGTCCAAAGGCTCGATGCCGACGGACCAGGCTGCCAAGGTTCTCGGCATCGGCGAGAAGCGTCTACGTGCGAAGTATGCGGAGTGGGGGTTGTTGCGTCGTAACGGGGCGCCATACCAGAAGCACATCGACGCCGGGCGCTTCGAGTATGTCGCCGTCCCTGTCTTGATAGGCGGGTGGGAGATGGGGCGCCAGATCCTTGTCACGGCAAAGGGCCTGGAATACCTGTTCGGCTTGATGCAGAAGGACGAGCAAGCCGCCATGGATTTTGCCGAGGCGGCTCGCGAGACCTTTGCTCTGACCTAATTCCCCCACCCCTTCTTGCCCCACCCGGCCTCGCCCCAGCCCTTAGGGCTCTTGGTCGCGCCTTCGTCCTCCTTGGGCACGATGGAATCCACGATGCCCATGCGCGCGTCGTTCTGGGATCCCAGCACAGGCACCCGCTTGAGCACCGTGTTGATGGCGCCCCGCTCCAGCCCGACCGTGCCCAGCTCCTCCTCCGGGATGAACCCTGCCGCCCGCCTGGTCCCGCGCAGCCCGCCTTGGAGCACCGCGTAGGCGTCCGTGGTGATGGCGTAGCTGGGGCCGAGGAGGGTGGACATGGTCCGGTTAAGGCCGAAATACCCGTTGTCCGCGTTGGCAGCCGTACTTTGTAACAGTTCGGCCAGGTACCCCAGCCCGCCCACCATCAGCATCGAGTCCCACATCCAGCCGTAGACGTCGTGCTGGTCGCTCGCTTCCATCCCCATGAACTCGCCGACCGGCGTGGTCGCCAGGTTGCGCACCTTCAGCTGACGGGCCGACTTGTCGTTTTCGTCCTTCCCCCGCGCCTGTGCCAGATCCTTCGCCCCCACCACCAGCGCCCCGAAGGCTGGAGCGGCACTCAGCAGCATCATTGCCGGGACCGCGTCCTTCGCCGTGTAGGCGTCGTCCCCGGGGCGGGCCAGGTCCTTGAAGGCCGGGTTGCTCTGGGACAGCCACTGCCGCCCCGCCCGGAACGCGTTACGCAGCACCCCGCCGCGTCCATCCGAGCCCAGCGCCATCCGCTGCATGGCCATCGGGAAGCTCTTCAGCTGCCAGGCCATCGATCCGGCCGGGGTCTGCGCCCATAGCGGGGTCTCCGCGGCGCCGGGGGAGAACACCGTGTCGTCGGCGAACTTGATCATCGCCCTCGCCACGGCAGGGTCGGACGGATCCAACAGTCCTGCGGGCTTGGTCGCCCAGCTCTCCAACCCGTAGGCTTTGAGGATGCGGTTCGCCCGCTTCCACTCCGGCGGCTGTGCCATGGGCGGGAACTTCGGCTTGTAGGCGCGGGCGGCGATGTCCACCTGGGTGCGCAGCGATTCCAACCCCGTCGCCCCAGCCAGCTGCCGGGCCAGGTCGGTCCACTGGGTCAGCATGTTGAAGTTGAAGAACGCGGTCTGGATCTTCCCAGCGGTGCCGCCGACATCCCCGGCGTAGAGGCCGGTCATGCGGTTGTGCAGGACCGACTCCCAGGCCACGCCCGTGTTGCGGATCTGGCGCCGGTAGTCGGGATCGGAGGCGAACTTGGCCATGCCCTTGGTCCACGCCCTGAAGTCTCCCGAGCGCACCAGCGGCAGCAGGACATCCCCCAGCGAGGACAGGGTCGCCATGGACAGCAGGCTGATCGAGTTGAAGGTGCGCATGCCGCGCGAGAAGGCCTTCATGTGCTCGTTGGCCCCGGAGTTGAGGCGCCCCTGCAGGGCCAGGACGGTGCCCATGGCGTCCTTGTAGCCCTGGGCATGGATGGGCTTCAGCGGCACGCCCGTGTCCTTGGCGTACCCCCCGGCATCGGCAATCCCGTTAGCGATCGCTTCGGCCCGGCGGGCGTAGGCGGCCTTCTGGTAGGGCTGGCGGTTGGCTTCCGGCATCCGGGCCATGATCATCGCGACCCCAGCCGCTGGATTGTTCTCGCCGATGGCGGCGGTGAGGGTATCGACGAAGGCGGTCGCTTCCTTGGCGGTGGCAAACGGCATGGCGACCGGGAGGTTGTCCTCGCGCATCTCCATGCCGCCGTCGCTGCCGATGTAGCGGCGCATCCGCCACACCTTGTTGGACGACAGCAGATCGGCCACGGCGCCCCGGCCTTCGAAGACGGCGCGGGTGTAGTCGTTCAGCGCAAAGGCCCGGTGCCCCAGGGTGTCGGCTTCCACGGCCCGGCGTGCGGCCTGGTCCAGGTAGCGGACGGTGATGGTCTCCAGGTTGTCGAGCAGCAACGGCGTGCCGTTACGCGCGAACTCGTCGATCTCGGCCATGGCAATCGGGTCGTCTTGGAGCCGGATCATCCGCTGGTAGTCCAGGCTGTCCGCCCGCCCCGCCCCGCCGGTGCCGCGGTGCTCGGGGATGTAGACCCCGTCTTCCTGGGTCAGCTTGGCCAGCATGCCGTCGGCAATCTCCTGCGCCTTGAGGTCCGGGTTGTCGACCGTTCGCCCCTCGCGTGCCCACTCGCGCTTGAGGTACCCGGCGATCACGTGCCGGTAGGCCTCGGGGCTTTTCGCGATGACGTTGGTGTCCCACACCTGGGGGACGTAGTTCTTGACCGTGCCGATGACCACGCCTGCTTGCTTAAGCCGGTCGAGCGCGGAGCCGAAGGTCTGCCGCACCGTCTTGTACAGATCGCGTTCCTTGGGCTTGAGCCCCGCCCACAGCCGGTCGAAGTGCGTGGTCCCGGGGGCGTAGCGCAGCACCCGCATGACCTTGGCGTGGGCCTCCGGTTGCTCCGCCTTGGAGAAGGGCGCCAGCAGGTTCTTGCCGTAGTTCCTGGCGGCCCGTCCGAGTGCGCTCGACTCCGGTTCGACGGCGCGTAACGCGTCCACGAGCGGCGCCCACCACTGTCCGAACTGTTGGTTCACCGCTGGGGAGTAATCCTCGGTGTACTTGCCGAGATACCGCATCCCGTATTGGTGCATCCGCTTGGCATTGGTGCCGAAGGTGCGGGTCGAGCGGGAGGCCTCCCGGAGCTTCGTCAGCCCGGCCTCGGAGGGCACCCCGCCTTCGGAGATTTCGGAGAACAGGTCGCCGATCTCGCGGTCCGCCGGGGGCAGGCTGCCGAATGCCGTGCGCAGCGCATGCTTGGGGGTGGCCGCATCGTCGCTCAGTGCCATGGCCTGGATCACGGACCCGACCGTGCGGCCCGCCACGGGGCTGGGGGTCAGCGATTCCTTCGGCTCGGGGTTCTCCAACAGCCCCTTGATCGAGCGCGCCTGGACGCTGGGATCGCGCAGCACCACCTGGCCGCCGGCATGCAGCACGACGTCGTGACCGAGGTCGAACATGGACGCATCGACCAATGCCTTGGCGGTGCCTTGGTCGGTCTCCACCGAGTGGGCAACGGCATCGAGCAGCGACTGGTAGAAGACGTCGCCGCGCACCGTGGTGCCGCCGACCGATTCGGCGCTGGCGTAGATGCGGAGCGCGTCTTCGATGTCGACCCCGCCATAGCGTTGCGCCGCCCGCGCGGCAACGGAGGAGACAACGTCCTCGAACTGGGACGACTGGACATCCATCCAGGCGGAATCGCTCAGGTCGAGCGGATCGTCGGCGCGGATGGAGACGGCTTCGACCGGGGAGAACAGCGGCTCACCCATCTCGGTCAGGCGGTCCTCGATGGCGTTGGCCTGGTCTTCCAGTCGCCGGGCCCGGGCCTCTGCCTCTCGCGCCATGGTCAGGTGCGTGTCTCCGCCGTTGGTGCGGAAGACGTTACGCAGGTTTTCCGCCCGGAAGTCCGACTGGTCTGCGGCATCCAGCAAGTCGTTACGCCGCTCCGCCAGAGCCACGGCACGCGGGCTCGTCAGCTGCCCCGGCGTGCGCTTGGCCCCCGGCGTGCGCCGAACGATCTCTCCGTCGGGCGTCAGGTAGTGCACCTTTGGCGACCCGTCGGGGTACTCGCCGGCCCCGCCGCGGGTCCACTGGCGCAGCGACTCGCGCTCGGTCTGGCTCATGGCCGTGAGCAGCTTGGCTTCGTAGTCGGCCTCGCGCCCCGGGCGCACGCGGGCATCCAGGGACAGCGCCTTGTCGGTGTTGTCGAACAAGTCGCCGTACAAGAACAGGCGCAGATAGCGGTCCTTGAGCGCCCCGTCGGCCACCTGCCCGTTGAGCACATAGGCGGCGGCATCGGTCATGTCCTGCAGCACGGCGCGCCCCTTGGCAGCGAGATCGGCCCCGAACAGCTCCCGGGGGAAGGCGGCATTGACCGACAGCCCGTGGAGTTTCGCCGCGGTCCCGACCGGCAGCGCGATGCCCGAGTCGCCGACCGGGAGAATGCGCGACATGACCTGGGTCAATTCGTCCGGCACCGACATCGGATTGGTGTGCCACTCCAGAACGTCCCGGACATCGGCCGAGAAGGTGTCCCACCACGACGGCTGAGCCACGGGGGAGTCCCCGCGCGACTGCGCCCAGGCGTTGAACAGCTCGGCAAACATTTCCTGCGGGGATTCGGCCGCATTCGAGCGCACCCCGCCGAACGACGGGTCGGCAGAGGGGTTCGTGTGGAGCAGCGGCGCCTCCCGGACGAACCCGCCGTCGGGCCCCCGCTTGAAGTTGGCGGTCTCGACCCACTTCCAAAACGCGTCGCGCTCGTCGCGCCCGAGGATGTTGAAGTAGGCCCAGTGCCCGACCTCGTGAATCAGGGTGCTGAGCCGATCCGCGCCGGACTGCGGGTTTTTCTCCCCGGTCGCCATGCTTCCGTAACGATTCGACAAGACGACCGCGTTCGACTCCGTCCCGCGGAAGCCGAGCGTCGTGATTCCCCGCGCGCCCTCGCCACTCAGGTCGGCCTCGCGCAGCCGGAACCCCTCGCCGCCGCGGAACCCCGTCCCCGACAGCAGCGAAATCGCCGCATCGAGCACTTCCGGGTCGTGCTTCGAGAAGATCGCCTTGGCTTGGGCCAGCGTCTGCTTGGCGCTGACCGTGGGCATCTTGACCCCGGTCGGAAGGGCGGTTTCCAGGGCGTCGTAGACCGCGGCCCGCTCCGCCATGACCCGGTCGAATCCGGCCTTGTCGCCAAGCGCTTTCCACGCCGCCAGCTCCAGGCTCATCGCCTTTTCCGCCAGGACGCGCGGGGTGATGTACGCCGTCGAATCGAACGCGCCGACCGAAGTCAGGCGGGAGAAGACCTCCGGCGCCACGGGCATGTCCAGGACCCAGTCCGGCTGCGGCGAGGGCGTGTTGGACGCCGTCTTGGTCCACAGCGACGCCAGCCAGGACTCGGGGGTATCGGTGAGGATTCCGTCGTAGGTATCCAGGGCGGCACCGCGCCCGGCCTCGCTGTCGACCCAGCGGTCGAACAGGCTTTGGACGTCTGCGCGTCGGTCGGACAGGGCGCCGGAGCGGACCAGCAACTTCGCCAGCTGCCCCACGGTCTCCTCCGGGTCGGCCGCCCCGCGCTGTGTGGCCACGGCCAGATGCCGTGCCGATTTTCTGAGTTCCTTGTAGGCATCGTCCGACACCGAGATCGGGGAGACGGTCTCCGGCGGGTCCCAGCCCAACAGCTCCGCCACATGGGCGTTGGTCAGCAGCTGGTGGTCGCCGGCCAGCGACAGCAGACGGAAGGCCAGGGTGCGCTGGGTTCGGGCAATCGCCGGGTCGCGGTGCTGCATGGCCTTCAGCAGGGGCTTCATCAGCAACGGCGCCTTCGCCGGCACGCTGACGCTGTCCTCGATCCCGTCGCGCATGGCCGTTTCGCGGAAGGTCAGCATCGACAGCCCGGCACTGTCGCCGGACTTCTTCATCTGCCGAAGCCGCATCTCCATGGCGACCTGTCGCGCCCCGTCGGCGTCTCCTGAATCCAACAACTCGATGGCTTTGGCGTGCAACTCGGGAGAGCGCAGTCCGGTGTAGGGGCGCCGGCCGCTCTGCCGCCCGTAGATTTCCGCCTCGGACGCTGGGATTTCGGCGTTGAGTTTCTCGGTCAGGACGGACGCGATCTGTCGCTTGTCCGCATCGCTGTCGGTCTTGCGCCACAGGTCGAGCAACCCGTCTTGATCGAGCTTGGTCAGCTTCCTCCGGCTGATCGCCGCTGCCGCCTGCGCTTTGCGTGCCTTGGTAGCGTCCGTCCGCTCCTGCCCGACGGCTTTGGCCCCGGGCTCGCCCACCCGGCGCGGCGGAGGCTCGATGCCCAACGACAGCAGCCGCGACTCGTAACGACGCATGGCCGCCGGCGGCGACCGGAACTGCTCGCGGTGCTTCTTCAGCATCTCGGGGGTCAGCGTCTTGGCCTGGCGGATCGACTCGGGGATCTCCGCCATGTTGAGCGTGCCGATCCCGTCGGTATCGATCAACGCCTGCCGGTAAAGTGCCCGCATGGTGCCGAACAGGTCTGGCAGGCTCATGGTCTCGAAGAGGTCCCGCAGCGCCTTGTCGGCATAGCGCGGGTCGGCAATCCGCATGACCCCGTCTTCGCCCAGTTGCTCGTGCACGAAGGCTGCGTCCGCCGCCGCATCGCCAACCACAGGGGACTCTTCCACGTAGGCCGCGACATCGTCCAACACCTTGGCGCGGGCCTGTGGGTCCGACATCGCCTGCCGGATGCGCCGCTCCATCTGCTTGGGAATGGCCCGGATCTCGAACAGGGCGTCCAGCGTGTCGGCGTCGGCTTTCCCGGTCGCGAATAGCTCGGTCAGCTCGGTCAGGAACGGGTCGGACCGGTCCAGGGATGCGGCGACGGAGAGCTTTTCCTCGTTGACCTCGATGCCGGAATCCCGGAAGGCCACGAGCAACGCCTTGCGCGCCTCTATTAGCTCGTTACGCATCCCGGCCAGCGGCCCAAAGCTGCCCTTTGCCTTCTCCTTACCGTGGAAACTGGGCACCAGCGAAGCAATGTGGCGCAGTACTTCTTTGGACTGGTAAACCATGGCCGCCGGGTCGCTGTCCAGCCAGGCGGGGAAGAAGTCGTTTTCGAGATCGTCGAGCTGAAGCCCTCGACTGCGCACATGGCGCCCGATGTCGGACAGATCGGCCAGTCGCATGCCGCCGCCAGCCGCCAGCCGCATCCGCTCCTCTTCGTTGGGCACGATCTTGGAGAACAGCGCCTCGAATTCGGGGGCGACCGGGTTCTTGCCGTGGAACCAGTCGAACACCGCCTTGAGGATCTGGGTCATGCGGCCCCAGAACGCCGGATCTCCCACCGTTTCGCTTTCCCGGCCCATCCAGGTGACGAATTGCTCTGCGAAAAGCTCGTTGACGACGGAGCGACCGTTCCCCGTCAGGTTTCCGCCGGTCGCTTTTTCGTTATGCCGCGGGCCTAACAGACGGTCGAACGCCGCCTCTGAAATCTGGCCGGTTTTCTTGTCGTACATCTGCTCGCCGACCCCCTCCCAGAAGGTCAGCCGGTCCTCGGGGGTGAGGATGTTGATGTAGGCCCAGTGAGCAACCTCGTGCCACAGCGTTTGCAGCGCCGCGGTCGTGCCCATCACAGGATGGGCGACATCCGTTTCCGTGTTGACGTAGACGCGGTTGGCTTCCGCCGTGTCGAGGTCTTTCCGGAACTGCCCGAGAACGACTTTCCCCTCACGCGGCGGGCTCAACGGATCGCGGGAGAGAATGGGAGACGCATCGCCAGCCAGCCGTGCCAGAAAACGCTCGGCTTCGGCCAGGATGGCAGGCGGCTGCTTGGCGAACATCCGCCGAACCTCGGCAATCGCCTCTTCGCGCGTCGCGACATCGCGCAGAATCCCGCCGGGCGCCAGCTCGGACAACACCCGATACCCGGCGCGCAGCTTATCGACATGCTCCCCGAAGGTGTCCTTGTTCGGAATCAATCCCCAGGACTTTTCGGCATCCTCGAAGGCAAGAACGTGGTTCAGCCACTCGACGGTGCGGCTCGGGTCGACAGCCCACCCGGCGGATCTCAGTTCGGCAATATCGCTGTCGCGTAACAGCATCATCGTGGCCGAATCCCGACTCATCCCCTTGGGCTTCGGCGCCTCGGTCGTGGCCTTCGACTCGAACGGCTCGAAGTAGGCGGCGGCGTTCTTCTTGTCGGCGGCCAGGGTCTCCGGCACATGCCCGACGATGAAGTCTTCCGGGTTGCCTTCCTCCCCCAGCAAGTCGCGGACGGTCTTTCCCTCCGCCACCTGCTTGTCGCGCAGAATCCGCACGCCATGGATGTTGCCGTCCTTGGGAAACAGGGCCCCGCGGCGCCCGGTCGGAACCTCGGTCGGCATCTCCGCCACCTTGCGGGCGCGTACCTCGCGGTCGATCCCGCGCTTGGGCGCCTCTGGAGCTGGCTTCAGCTCGCGTTCCAGCATCTGGGCGTGGAGCCGATCGGTTGCCGTATCGACGCCGGACGTGCGGGCCAGCCGGATGAATTCCTTCCGGTCGATCGGTGTCGGCGCCGCCTTTCCGAGGAGCCTATCCAGCGTCTTCTGTGCCGCCTGAAGGTCCAGCTCGGCACCGGCCAGCGCTTCCTCCGCCATTGGCAGGTTCTCGCTGTCCGGCGGGGTACGGTCGCGGAAGTCGGCTGCTTGGGTCACGGCATCCTGTGCCGCGTCGACGCGCTCCTGTGCCGCCTGCGCCTTCTGCTCTATAACCGCTTGGGCTCGAGCCTGCTCCGCCTCGCTGGGCTGCCGGTCGGGCGTCAGGTCCTCGCGGGCGACCGGGGCGCTGGTGAAGCCCTTGCCGTCGCGGACCTGCAACAGCTCCTCCATGGTGCCGTAAGAGCGGCGGGTGATCGGGTCGTACCAAACGCGTTGGCCGGACGTAAATGGGACCGCCCGCTTCGGCGCCTTGCGTTGCTTGCCGCTGCGCAGATCCACCCGGCCGACCTGGTCGATCTCCTCGGCCGCTCCGGAGAACACCCACGGGACGGGATCCGAGAATCCCTGCTTCTGGTAGATCGGGACTTTCATCCGACGCATCGTGATGGCGCCGGTCACCACGTTACGGTCCGGCACCGTCGCGGTTCGGTAGCCGACGATGACCTGTTTGTTGGCCTGAATCGTGGCGTGGGCCTGGGCTTCCATCTCCGACCCGAACGAGCCGCCAAGGTAGGGGAATGCCTCCTTCGGCGTGGCACCCTTGGGCGGTGCCGCCTCCTTCGCCTTCAGCCCGAAGGTGTAAACCAGCGCCTTCAGCTCGGCTACCCGCGGATCGTCCCCGGCGCCGACATAGACATCGCGCATCGTGTCGGCGACCAGGTTCTCGATCTTGTCGAGCTTGCCCCGGTAGAGGTCCGCCACATCGGCGCCGATCTTGGACAGCATGCGGTCCATGACGCCGGCGGATGTGCGCCCGATGTTGCGGTAGACGGCCACCGCGGCGGCGAGCGCCTCGCGCCCGAGGTCGGTGGACTCGATGCCCTTAAGCAAGTCGGCGAACATCGTCGTGTTGAGAAAGTCCATCGCCTTGGCGCTGGCTTCCTCGGGCGTCATCGGCGTGAACGCTTGCTCTGCGACCTTGACTGTCTTCTCGGCGGCGGCGGCTTTCTCTCCGGCCGACGCTTGCTGGGCGCGCAGCTCTGCCTCGATTTGCTGGGCGCGGACCTTCTCCTGCTTCTCCGCCTCCTTCGCATTGACGACTTGTTGTCGCCGGCGCTCGGTCACCTTCTTGTCGACCAGCTCGCCGACCGTCAGACCCTTGGCGTTACGCGTTGCCTGGACATCCTCGGCCGTCAACAGGTGGGCGTTCTCCTGAAGCTTCGCCTTGGTCTTCTCCCCGCTGGCATTGCCGATGTAGCGGCCCTTCTCGATCTCGTCGAGCACCCGCGGGTCGGCAACCGGGGGCGGCGCCGTGGCCAGCCGCTCGGTCTTCGCCCGCTCCGCCGCTTGGGCTTTGATGACGGGGTCCGGCTTAGGGGTGGCGGGTCCTTTCACCAACTCGGCGTGAATCTGAAAAAGCGTTTTCGGTTCGACGGTTTTCGGGTCGAGTCCGGCAGCAACTTTCCCTGAAAAGTAATCGGCAAACCCCGGGTTATCTGCGGCGAAAACGTCGTAGAACTGCCGCGCCAGATCCGGAAGCTCGGCAGTGCGGTCGGCCGGGGGCGGAGGTGGCGGTTGGACTACCCCTTGCGTCTCGGGCTGGGCTTGTGCGGACGTGACCCCCGGAATCGTTGTTCCTTCGGGAATTGTCTTCGGTTGAGTGGATTGGTCACCCGCGACTTGGGTGTCTTCAGGGGACTTTTGGTCAGCGGATTTCTGCTCCCCGTTCGCATCGGCGTTGCCCTCTTTCTTCGCCTGGGGGTCGACGTTGACTTCTTGCTTCGCCTGCGCAGCCTGAATCCCTCGCAGCTTGCGAAGTTCCTCGAGCCCGTTGGTTGTCGGGTCGTTGTCGATGCGGGTCGCCGCGTCTTGCAGCGTTTCCAGGCGGGACGTGAAGGTCGACAGCGTGGCCGGGTCGGCCTTCCCGCCGTCTTCCATCGACGCCTTGGCTTTCGTAACGGAGTCGATTTCGTGCTGGATCTGCATCCGCGCGCCGATGTCGTCCACCCGAGATTGCTGGAATGCCAGGGTGTCCTTGTCGACTTTCGACTTGCGGAGGTCTTCCAGATGCTTCCGCTCGGCCGCCAGCTCGGCAGCGAAGTTGCGCGTTACCGGGGGAGTCTCGACTTCCGGAATCGCCGCCGCCGCTTCGGCCGCCAACCGGTCGGTTTCGGCCTGCCGGGCGACGGAGATTTGGTCGGCCTGCCCGCGCGCCAATTCGTCGAACCGCCCGGCACTCCCCTCGGGGCTCAGCTCGCTCGGGGCCTTGCCGAACGGGCGGGCAACGGTATCCCACGCCTCGCGCCCGAGTCCCCTGGCGCCGATGCCAATCGATTCGCCCAGCCCGGGAGCCGAAGCCGCGTCGGGCAGCCCCAGCTCGCCCATCTGCCGGGCCTGCTCAGCCAGGATGCGCTTCGGTGCCTGCACTGCCCCGACCGCGCCGCCGATGCCGCCTCCCAGGACGCCGCCGATTGCACCGCCCAGGGCGGTATCGCCAAGAAGCTCCATCTTCGAGAACTCGTCCCGGCGCCCCAGGCCGATGTCGCGCTCCTGCTCCAGTCCGCTGATGACTCCGGAGGCTGCCGCATTGGCCGCCGCCTCTTGGATGGCGCCATGCTTCACGCCCGCCTTGATGCCCTCGCGCAGCGCGCTTTGCCCGGCAATCGTCGCCGCCTTGGTCCCGGCGATCCCGACGCTCTTGCCGACAGCCCCGCCCACGAGGTTGATGGGGTCCAGGATGCCGGCCGCGCCATAGGTGGTGAGCCAGCCGAGCACGCCGCCGCCTTCATCGGAAAAGCTCGGCACCCGCTGGAAGACATCCAGCAGGTTGGCGTACGCCTCCTTGCCCTTGGGGGTGAGGTTTTCGGTGGTGTTGAGATCCATCGCCGCGCCGACCGTATTGGCAGAGCGCCAGCGCATGTCGGACATGTACTCGGAGATCATCTCTTCGTCATTGGAGAACGACTCGCCGGTCTCGTTGTAGTAGTCCCGCATCTGTTGCAGGACGCGCCGGTCTTTCAGCAGTTCGTTCGCCGGGATGTCTTTGGTGAATCCCTGCTCCAGCTCGTTGGACGGAGAGACGACGCGCGACAGGTCTGGCTCGTAAATTGGCATGCTGGGCGTCCTAAGCGGTCTGGCTATTCATGTAGCGGGACATGATTCGTTTCACGTACTCGCGCGTTTCCCGATATGGCGGGATTCCGCGGTACCTGTCGACCTTTCCTTCCCCCGCGTTGTAAGCGGCTAAGGCCAACGGGATATTCCCGTCGTAGCGATTCAGCAGGAACACCATGTATCGCATCCCGCCGTGCAGGTTTTGGATCGGGTCCCACGGGTCCGTTACGCCGAACCGCTTCGCCGTGTCCGGGATGAGCTGCATGATGCCCTGGGCATTCTTCGACGACCTGGCGTCCGGATTGAACCCGCTTTCCTGAATCGTCATGGCGGCAATCAGGTTGGGGTCGAGCCCGTACTGCGGCGCCATTTGATTGATGACCGGCATGTAGGTGGCGGCCCGGCGTTGGGCGGAGTGGCTGAGGCCGGCGATTGGGGCGCTTTTCTGTCCGGCTCCTACTGCTCCATACCCGAATTGGCTAAGGTCGATTGGCGGTTCGCTCGGCGGTGCGCTCGACGGTGTTCCAAGCGGGGTAGTCCGAATAATCGGTAGCTCCAACTCGCGCTGCGCCCCTTTGAGCGCCATGTCGATCTCGTCGATAGCGGCCTGGCCTGCATCGTCCGACCATCTTCCGTCGCGTTCCAATGGGTTAAGTCGCGTTTCGACCAAGCTTTGCTTGAGCTTTCCAAGGTCTTCGACATAGGCCTCGAGCCGGGCCTTCCGGTCGGCGATGAGCGAATCCAGCTCGGATTGGGAGGAGATGTCCGGAGCGAAAATCGACTTCGTTACAGAGTCGAGCGCTGACCTTGCGCTTTTTATGTACGAGCTGGCTTTCTCTGTTGCCTTCCGTTCGAACTCGGCTTGGAGCATTGGGTAGGGAACCGCCTGCCTGGCCTTCTCCGCCGCCGCTTTCTCGATCCCGGCGATCTCTACTGGCACGATGCCCTTGTCCTTCAGTGCGGCAAGCAGGATGTCTTGCTGTTCCTTGGGGTTCTTCTTGGCAAAGTCCTTGTTGGTCTTGATGACCTCCGGGACGACCGAGGTATAGGCTTCCGGAGGCAACGAATACTGGACGGACAGAGCGGTGACCGCATTCTCCGCGCCGGGGATGAGGCCCGACTTGACCAGCCCTTCGACCATGTCCTTTCCCTGCTTGGCCTGGGTGTCGTAGCGGTCGATCAGGGTCTTGGCTTCGGTCGTCTGCTTGGCGGTGATCAGCGCCCGGCGCTTGATCATTGCCTGCCCTTCGATCTGGTTGTAGGCACTCTCGATGCGGGCATCCAGATCGGCGGCCGGGACCACGGCTTTGAGCTGTTCGCGGATGCCGGCCTTGATTGCCGCCATTGTCGTGTTGTCGCCGGAGACCGATAGCGAGTTGGTGTAGGACTCGTTTCCGACCACCTTGCTCTCGATGTCGAACATCTTCAGTTCGTCGTCGCGGGCCTTCGCCAGGCGCGAAGACTCGTAATGCTGCTGCGCATTCGCCCAGTTGCTATCGGATACGTTGGTTCCGATCGCTTGCTCGAAAGCCCGGCGGTCCGGCGCCATTCCGGCCCGACTCATCGTCTCGATGGCGCTTGTCCAGTTGGGCTGATTCTGGGTCCAGACCTGGTTGTCCAGTCGCCGCTTGCGCCCGTCCAGATCGCCGGCAATCCCCGCCACCATAGCCGTCATCTCGGGGTCGCCTTCGATCCCAAGCTCCTTCGTTACGTCGCGGATGATGCCCTGGTAGTCTGACCCGCTGGCGAACATCAGCCGGTCGTCGATCATCTTGTCGATCTTCTGGCGCAGATTGGCCTTCGACTCGATCACGCCCATGCGCTGAGTCAGCTCCGCCTGGCGCTTCCTGTCCTCGTTCTCCTGAGCGATGCGACCCAGCTGGTTCTCGTCCGGCAGGGTGCCGCGCAGATAGAAGTCGGCCGGCCCGACATTTCCCTCGATCCAGGACGACAGGTCGGCCAGGGTCGCGTTCGGGTTGGCGTTGCGCATCTCCTGAAAGGCCCGGGCGACATCGGCTCGACGCCGGTCCGAGCGCTCCTGCGAATGCTCGATCCCTTGCTGCCACCCGTATCCGCCGAATGCTGCCATGGCCTCAGCCCCCCCACTTCGCGGTCATGTCCTTGCCCCACTGCGTCTTCGAAAGCTGGGTGATCAGATCGGTGATCCCGCTGCCGGCGGCCGAATAGCCTTTCGCCGCTTCTTGCGCCCAACCCAGCGCATTGCTCCCGCCAGATCCGCCGCCGGAGCTGCCGCCGGACAAGTTGTCCAGGTTCAGGCTCGCAAGATTGAACGTCGGCGCCGACGTTCCGTAGGTCTGAACCGGGTTGGCAATCTGGTCGTTGTAGCCTTTGTTGACGTTGAACGCCTGCTGTAACGCCGACCCGATGCTCGTTGGCGCCTGGTAGCTCGTCGCACTTCCCGGGGTCTTCATCTGCATCAAGGCTTGAAGCTCTGGGCTGAGCGCCTTGCTGACTTCATCGAGCGTCTGATTGCGCCGCGCCAGCTCCTGGCTGCCGTAGCTCGTCTGGAGCCCGGCCAGCCCGGAGATGTATTGCTGGGCTTCCAGCCGCGCCTTGGCCTGGGCTTGTTCGTAGAGGGGCGACACCTGATCCCGGAGCACCCGGCGGCGCGAGGACTCGCCTGTGCTTGAGGAATCCATCCCGCGGGCGATGTCCTGTGCCTCGTTGACGCTGGCCACCCGGTCGGCGGCCCGGTCGGCGGCCGACATGTAGCCCCCCAGGATGTCCTGGTAAGCCGAATTGACATCGCTGGCGCCGTATTCGGGTCGCTTCACCATGCTGCCGAGCCCGGACAGGGTTTGCTCCATTCGGTCGCCGATGTAGCCCGCCTTGTCTTCCATGCGGGCCAGCCGGTTCACATCGAACTCTCGCTCTTGGGCGGCCTGGCGCTGGTTGTAGTCCAGGTAGCTCAGTGCCTGCTGCCGTTCCTGTTCGGAGAGCTGCTGGTTGGAGTTGATCTGGTTGATCTGGCGTATCCGCTCGGCCATGTCCATCGCATCAGCGATCTGCATCCGTTCTTCGGCAGACCCGGCGGCAGCAAGTCGGCGCTGAAGGTCGGCCTCGGACCACGCGCGGGTGTAGTCCTGGTTCTCCTGTCCTTGCGCCATGCGCCAGCTGTTCTGATCCTTGGTGTACTGCATCGCCTGCTGCTGCAAGGCGAGTTGCTGTTCCTGGGAGGCAGCTTCTTGGGCGGCGGCGTTCTTCGCCTGCTTGGATGCCGCCTTCCCCGACTGGGCGGACGAATAGGCGCCATAGGCACTCACCGCCAGCATCGCAAGTCCGAATGGCATGGTCGTGACCCCTTAAGCGAGACCCAGCGCACGCAACAGCGCCGCCGTGTCGTAGCCGGAAACGTCCTGCTTGTCGTTCTGTAACGACTGCAAGTTGGTCCCGGCGATGTTGGTCGAGGCGCCGATTGCCTGGGGCGACAGCGGCGCGCGAGCCCCCGTCGAGAGGTCCCCCTGAAGCTGCCGGTAGCGCTTGGCCGCCTCCGCATCCTGGCTGGCGATCTTGTCCGCCTCGCCTTGGAGACGGGTCCGATTGACCCCCAGCATGTCCAAGATGGCCTGGTATTCGTCGGTGGCCTGGGAGGCGCCCCACTTGTCCAGGTTGCCCTTGAGCGCCTCCACCTGTTGCTCGTAGGGGGTCAGCTCCCCCAGCCCGCGGTAGGTGCCGGCCTGAAGGTTCTTGTAGATGTCCTGCGCCCCGGTCTCGATCTCGCCGCGCTTGGTGCCGAGATTGGTCAGTCGGGTGTTGACCCCGCCGTAGATCGACCGTAACGCATCGGCCGCCCCCGCCACATCGCCGCCCTGGTAAGTGCCGAGCGTGTCTTGGGCGCCGGTGATGGCCGAGATCGCCTTGCGCAGATTCGCCTCGTCCCAGTCGTTGAGTCCCGAAGCCGTCGTCATTTGCCCTTGGGCGCCGCTGAGGAGCGCTGTCAGTTCCGCCTGGCGCTGGCCCGTCAGCGTGTCCAGGGTCGATCCGTAGCTGCCGAGCCGGGTCTTAAGTAGGTTGGCCCCGCTGGCGTCGTACAGGCCCTGCGACACCGCCCCCGAGCCGAGGATTTGAGCCAGGATGTCGCTGGCCTGTTGCGACTGAGCGCGGGCGTTATCGATGCCGTAGCCGGTCTTGGATGTCAGCCCGCCCATCGATCCGGCGAGGCTGTCGAGAATGGATTGGGCCTGGGCCGACAGCCCGCTGAGCCGGACGTTTTCCGCCGACTGCTGCGTGTTCTTGTTGATCTCCGCTTGCTGGGCGGCGACCTCGGCAGCGGCCTGACCCTGGTTCGTCACGGCTGGCGCGGCCTGAACTGCCGCCGGGGCCTGGGCCTGAGCCGGCGCACTGTCCTGTTCCCAGATCGGAACGTAAGTGGATGTGTCGAACCAGCCCGTATTCGGCCGAGTGAGATTCGCTCCTTGGGGCAACCCGTCCTCATTGCTGGCGTTGTAACCGAACGACGGCGCCGGCGGAGTCGTGTAACGCGTCCAACCGGTCAGCTTTTTGCCAGGCTGCATCCATGCCGGAGCCCCGCCCATGTCGCCGAACTGCGCCCACTGGTTGTAGGCGGAGCCGGAGATCCCGTCTGGCTGCCCGTATGTCCCGTAAACGGTATTCACGGGGATGTTCTGTTGCTTCCCTGGAGTGGCCATCGCGATTACCCCACGGTCTCGAAGACGATGCCGATGTCGAGATTCGAAGCGGCTGCCGCGGCGGTCACCTTGAACTTGATCGTCGAGGCGACGGTGGTGCCGTCGACCGGGACCACAGCGCCCAGCACGCTGTCGTTGGTGGTGACGCTGACCGGGATGACGGACCCGACATCGATGTTGTCCACCGACATCTGGATCGATCCGGTGCCGGCACCCAGCCGCGCGGTCACCCCGGCGATCTGGCCCTTTTCCATGAAGATGCGCGTGTGAACGTGGACATCGTTGGCCGACACGGTGCCCGTCCATTCCTTCCAGATCGTCCGCCGGTTGCGCGGATTGGGGAGCTGGGAAGACGGGATGCGACCCTGGGAGTCCAGCGACGCCACCCCGCTGGCGGCGCCCTTCTCGGTCTTGCGCAGGTACCCGGAGAGATCGGGAGCCCCCCACACCAGCGCCGTGCCTGTCCCGTTCACCTGCAGGAAGGTCCGCGCATCGGCTGCCGTGTAGACCGGCAGGTTGAGGTCGCCGGAGCTGGGGAGGTAGCGGGTGCCGTCCCAGTACATCAGGCGCGCCGGGTTGGCGCCGGTGTCGAACCAGAACTGGGTAGGCGGATTCGGCTCGGTCGCCGCCAGGGTGGACGACGCCATGATCGTCAGCGCCGCATGGAGCCCCGTGACCTTGATCGGCGGGATGCCCTCGTCGTCGAACTGCACCCGGTTGCCGCGAATGAACCCGGTCAGCGGATCGACGAACTGCTCCGCCAGCATCAGGCCGACCACGGCATTGCGCGTGGTGTTGTCCAGCACGACGATGCTCACCCGGTCGCTGGCCACGAGCGCATTGACGAACATGATCGTGCCGGACGCCTGATTCAGCACGTAGTCGGCGGACGACCCCTCGCGCTGTAACACGCCGTTGAGGTAAATCGACAGCGATTCGGCGGCCGAGAAGGTGAAGGCCAGCACCGCCGTGGGCGCCGCAATGTCGTAGTCCTGCCGGCGAAACGCACTGGTCTTGTCCGACAGCACCAGGAAGACCGTGATGCGATCGCCCGCCACCAAGGGTGCCGTGAACACGACTCCACTGATTCCCGCCGGCAGCCCGCTCGGCAGGGTCGCCGATATTTGGATCGTGTAGTCGTGGGCCTCGGTCTTCAGTAGCCCGTTCTTGTAAACCACGGGCGTGGTGTCCGCGTTGATCCCGGCCGGCACCACGGTCTGCCCGTCGGTGGCCACGGCGTCCACTCGGTTGGAATAGAGCGGCTGAGCCACCAGCCCGCACGAAGACCCGGGAGAGCCGCGCAAGTCCTCGTAGGCGACCAGCGTGCTCCATCCCGCCTCGGTCTCAGGGATGCAGGCGCGGTTGTAGTCGCCGACCCGGAACTGGAGCCCATTGAGCGGATCGACCCGGAATTCGACCGGGCCGCGGAAGTGCCCCTCCCCGTCGAACAGGACCGCCATCAACTCGGCCAGGGTGCGATTGCCCAGCTCCGCCGCATTCAGGTAGCGAACGACATTCTCGAAATCGTCGGACGTGTTGCCGGGGAACCCGTAATTGGCCGGGTGCAGCTGGCGCAGTCGTGCCATGGCTATTTCCTCACATTGATGGCGAACGCACTCAGACGCACCAACGATGTGCCGGAGGTCTGGAAGCGGAACCTGACGCCGCGGAAGCGTCGCTCGAATTTGCGCTCGAACTGCCGAGACAGCGGCTCCATCGGGAAGCGTAACGGCTGGGCGGCCCCGTCGAGATCGATGATGTCCTCCATGATCGGGATGCCTTCTTCGTCCGTTGCACTGACCTTCACGGTGCCCTGGCCGGTCATGTGCAGCAGGTAGCTGTAGCTTTCCTTGATGTCCGAGGTCGACCCGCACCACAGAATCGGCGTGCGGATGTCCAGATCCACGGGCGGAGGGCTGCCGGAAATCGGCTGCCCGATCTCGAAAGGCCGGTAGATGCCGGACGGGGTCCCGAGCAGCATTGCGCCGTCCAGCGCGTCCGCACAGGCGGCGCTGAGGTAGGCGCCCAGTGCCCAACGCGGCGGATCGTCTTGGGCCACAGGGAGCACCAGCGTCATGCGGTAGGCCTTGGTCGGCGCGACCGGGAAGAACACATGGTAGCGGCCGGTATCGGCATCCCAGACGGCGCTGATCGAGGCCAGGTTGCCGACCTGGGACAGCAGGCTGCGGTACAGGATCTCGACGGAGCGGCTCATACCGACCGCATTCACCGACACATTGTTGTACTGCGACCTGGACATCGCATGGACGCCGGACTTGGAGCAGAACAGCAGCTGGTTGCCGGCATTGACGATGGTGTTGTTGGACACGCAGCCGACGTTGACCACGGTCTGGTCGGCAATCGACCACTTGTCGATGTCCGGGTCGATCACATAGACCAGCGCCCGGGATCCGGTAAAGACGGCCAGGCGGTTCCACTCGAACGAATGGATTCCTGTAACGATCTCGCGCCCGTCGGTCATGTTGGCGATGTCGATGAACCCGGCGCGCAGCACGTTCTCGTCGTTCGGGTCTTCGTCGGCCGGCATGGTGTCGGCCTGGTCCACCCGGCTCAGCCATATCTGCGAGCGATGCCGCTCCATCCCCGCGACCGCCAGGCGCCGATTGACCACGCACACCATCGCCGGCGGGTTCTCCCGAATCGCCTTGCGCTCGGACTCGCGCCAGATGCCGCCGTCGTAGGTCCGCAGCGCCTGGCCGAAGGACGCCACGTAGAGCTTGTCGGAGAACAGCGACCCGGACAGCGGCGACCCGGGGAGGTAGGCCGCTTCTAGGAGGTGCCCGCGGTTGGATGTCAGGTTGACCCCGGCGTCGGTCTCCTGCGAATAAGCGAAGAGGTCTTGGTCCATGAACCGCACGAAGCGGCAGGGAAGCGCGCCTTCCACATGGGCCGCCGGTGGCTCGCGCACGATCTGCCCGGACGAATCCACGAAGCCGTTGGTGAGGGTGGTCAGCGCCTGCGACTTGCCCGTGTCCATCGACGCGACATCGCGCATCGTGTCGAGGCCAAGGAAGGGGGCGTAGGTGACGGCCTTGTATTCGACCCCAGCCGGAGATCGCGACTGTCGCATTAACGCATCACCCGCATCTCGATCTTGCGGTTGCGCCCGCCGCTCCAGACCTTCAGCGCCTCGCGATTAAGGGCCTGATAATACTGCCCCTGGTACACAGGGAATTTCTCGGAGACCTGCTGCGCCGCGTAGTGGAGCAGGAGGCCCTGAAGCATGACGACATCGGGGACATCGCGCGCCTCGTCCACCGAGATGTAGTGCGAGACCTCGGGGATGTCGGAGAGCGTCGGATGAAAAACCCAGTCGTCGACGATGGCATTGGCGAATTCCAGAAACATCGAGGCCGCCTCGCCCTGGACCGAGGCCCCGGAGAAGTCTCCGTAACGACGCAACGCCTGGCCAATGAGCGCCCGGAGCGGGGACGGGGCGTCCTTGATGTGGGGGTTCATCGTTAGGCTCGCTTGATTCTTCCGTTTACCACGAAGAAGTGCCGGGAGAAGCGCTCGACCAAGTCGGACGGGACATCCCAGACGACGCGGAGCGGGTCGCCTTCCTTGCGGAAGGAACGCACATCCATGACCACGAATTGTGTGGTCTCTTCGCCGGTCGACTCGAAGCGCACGGTGGTGTGGGCCGGCGCGTGCTCTGCCGGCGGGTGAGAAGCCTTGTGGGTGGCGGTGTCGCGAGCGCGGGGGGTATCTGCCATGGACGGGTCCTCAATGCGAAAAGGGGGGCGCGCGGCCCCCCATTGAATCGTAGGAACAGGCGGCGGTTATGGCGCCTTATAGCTTGCCCACCCTTTAATATAATGGTGGACCATATCCTGTAGCAGCTCCAGCCCGCATTCGGTCAGATACTCGTCCTTCTTGCGGTCCTCGCCATTGCCCTGCCGACCTTCGAGCAGCTGCGTATCGCGATTCTGCAAAAAACGATATTTGATATACGGGAAGTCGAGAATGATGGCGCTGTTCTCCATTCCCGGGACCTGGCGGAATTGCGGATGGACATGCACCAGCAAGTCGCCGGAGAAGGTTTGGTATCTCACAAACCCGATTCCATACGTCCCGCTGACCTGTTGCGGCTGCCAGCGATCTTTACCCATTCCCTGCATGTGACCGGCAATCTTCGGACCGCAGAAGCACAGCTTCTCTTTGCTGCCCCACGCGAAGATCTTATCGATCAATAGGGCGTCGAACTCTTCCTCGGACATACGCCCGGGGACGGTCGCCGTGGCCAGGTCGGTGACCCCGGTGATCTCGTTGATGATGCCGCCGGTGAAGCGTGTCGGCTCGGCAGAGGTCGGGTTGATGATGTGCTTGCGCCCGAAAAACATTGCCCGCTCGATGTCGGACATGTGGATCTTGAGCGCCTTGGTACGCATCTCGTCCGCCTTGGGGCCGGTGCGCAGATAGGTCTGATCGAGGGTGCCGGAGAGCGAGAAGGCTTGCCTAAAAATTTGCGTATAATTATACGCAACGGTCGAATCGAATGTAATCGGCTCGGGCGTATCGGCGCCTTCCTTTGCTGCGAAGCCAGCAACGAACCATTCGTCATCGGCAGCGATTTGATGGGCCGTGCCGCCAATGTTACGCACCAGGGTGAGCGTATTGGTGGCGTCGTCATAGGCGGTGACATGCGCCACTTCGCCGGTCTTCGAGCTGATGATAATAGAGCCGGCGACGACAAATCTATTTTCATCCGAATCCTTCATTACCACAGTGGCAGTGGATGCACTGGCAACGGCGGCGGATGCAACGAGCGTGCGGTCCGGCATGTGATCGCGAAAATTCGAATACTTCGGATCGTCGGTGGACTCGGCGCCTGCCATAGAAAGCAGGGCCTGCAATGGCGCGTCGCCATTGGGTTCGAGAAGGGTATACAATTGCCGATAATTTGTTGGCCTGAAATCCGTATTGAATTGGCCAGTGCCTCTTAGTCCATTAATTCCTGGTACGACAGGTGCGCCCATGTTCATTCGCTCCGAATAAGAGAGTCAGTAAGGTTCTTGTGGCAGCGGGATAACCGTCGCTTGCCTAACGCGTCTGACTCCCGGCCGGAGCGGGGAGGTATGCAGTGAAGGTTAGTCCGCCGTTGTCAATCAGTCAATTACGAACTGAACCCAAGAAAGGTTTCTGTGGCCCTTGACAGAGTGCCGGCTGCAACCTAGACTGGTTGCAACTTCTCTCGACAATAGCCGGTCGGGGAGAAGGCAGACACGGCAAGGCTAGAACTGGCAGACAAGGCGAGGAAGGGAGAGGCGAGGCAAGGACGGGCTTGGCGTGGCGTGGCAGACGCGGCCTGGATGGGCAGGGACTGGTGCGGCGTGGAGAGGCCGACGAGGATAGGCGGGGCTTGGAGGGGCGTGGCGTGGCAGACGCGGCAAGGCCCGGAATGGCCGGGATAGGCTAGGACAGGCCGAAGAGGCTTGGCTTGGCGCGGCCTGGTCGGGATAGGACCGGCCGACGCGGCGTGGCACGGACTGGACAGGCGCGGTGCGGACCGGCAGGGAGTGGCCGACATGGCGCGGCTGGGTTGGGTGCGGAACAGGCAAGGAGCGGCCGACAAGGAATGGCGAGGACGCGAATGGATGGGCAGGGAGCGGCCGACACGGCTGGGGTCGGCAGGACATGGCTGGGCCGGGAATGGCACCAAAGAACGCCTCGGAGGAGCAATCCCCCGGGGCGTTTTTCTTTGCGTTACGACATCCCGCGTTGCTTCATTGCGAAGTCGGTCAACCCCTGGAGCCGAGCCGCGCCCGGGTCCGGCGCTGCCCCAGGTCCTGCGCCCGGGCTCCCGCCGGCTGCCCCGGTGAAAGCTTGGCGTCGGCTGTGAATGGCCCGCAGCCTTTCCAGCTCGCCGTTGCCCATCGTGGCCTTGAAGTCGCTCGCCACTTTCATCAACAGATCGAGGTCGGCGAAGTCCGCCAGCGTGTACCCTCGTTCTGCCGTAAACATTTGAAAATCTTGGGCGCTTTCGACCGGAAGCCCCAGCTGTTGCTGCACACGATTAAGGTTATTTATGATGTGCTGCTCGCGCGTCTTGACCGCGTCCTGTTGCCCCTGCTGGTGCGACTCGCGCGCCGCCTGCACGGAGCCGTGGGCCTGGCCGAGAACTTGTTCCAACATCTGGCGCATGGCACTCATTTGCCCCGTCGTCCCTGTTACGGAGGACATGAGTTCTTTGTAACCGGGCGGCAGGCTGACGGCGTTGTCCCTTTCCCAGGCTTGCAGCTGCTCGGAAAGATCCTCGTTACTGGTTTCCTTCTGCGGCGCCGGCGCGGCGGGTGCCTGCTGCTGCCCGCCCATCTGGACGTTTTGGGTCAGCGCTTTGACCATGGCCTGGGCGATGACCGAGGCATCGGTCCCGGGCGGGGCCCGCTTCATCAGCTCGTCGCCCAGATCGACGAAGGGTTTCAGTTGGGCGTGCCGATGGTTCAACGCCCCGTAACGGTCGAACGTCCCCTTGATCTGATCCGGCGTTAGCTCGCGCTCGTCGCCCTCCCCGAACGGCACCTTGTAGCTCACCGCGGGCGAACCCATGGCGGTGCCCTCGTCCTTGGGTGCCAGCGCCTGCTGTGCGATCTCGCTGGGCGTCGGCGGCGTCGCAGGCGGCTCGGGCGGCGGTGCCGGGGGTCCTGCAGGAACGCCCTCGGGCATGCCGGCGGGACCGGTCTGCACCGCGGCGGCGGCAGGCGGCTGGCCGGGGCCCAGTTGGGATGCGGCAATACGGGCAATGATGTCTTCGGGCGTTGCGCTCATGTGTGTTCTCTATCTGCGAGCTTGGCCTTGGCCGAGACCATGGCGATCTCGTTATCGATCGCTAGGCGTAACCGAGGCGGCAACGCCAGCAATTCCTCGAAGGCCCAGATCGCCCCACGGGTGAAGTGGACCTGTTGTTCCTGCATCGTCCCTGGTGCCCCCAGCGCTTTGACGGATGCCAGCGACGCCTCGCGTAGGTGCGCGCGGATCGCCTCCCACGCCGGGCTGCTTTCCATCGCAGCCAGGTCGCGGGCGAGTGCGGCTTGTGTCGCCAGGTCCATCAAGCAACCGCAGGGAAGACCGGGGCGTCGCCGGGGCTGTCCTGTCGGAAGTCGGCGATGCGGCACGGGTTGCTGAGCGTCGGCACCACAGCCGCCCAGGTGGCGGTCACCGGGTCGACATTGGCCGGGGTGCCGGCGACAGCGCCGGACTTGGTGGCGACGGCATCCAGGCCGGAGGGGCCTTTGGGAACGACAACGACGGGGGGGTCTGCCATGGCGTGGGTCTCCTGGGTGGGTGGGGGTTAATAGGTGCCGCAGTCGAGTTCGGCTTCGACGGCGACCGGTCCCGGCGACTTGATCCAGCGGCCAGCCGTGGCGTGACCCGTCGCGGCGACCGTGACATCGCCGTCGTCGGCGTCGGTGCTGGCCGGGTCCCAGCGGTACAGGACCGCGGCGGCCCCGACCGGAGAGACCCAGGCGCCTGGGAGGAAGATGTTGTGGGTGAACGCCAGGTCGCGCAGCGCTTGGACGCCAGGCACGACCGGGCCTCCGAAGCGGGCGAGAAGGGCGAGGTTTCTGTTGTAGCTCACGGCTGTCTCCGTTACGACGCGGCGGCCCCGGAGTTCTTCCGCAAGGCCAGCCCCAGATTCCCCCGGCTAGACCACCCGGCGTAGAAGGTGAACGCCGGCTTGTCCACCCGGTAATACGGCAGCGGCAGACGCCCGCGCTTGACCCACCACGACCAGTTGCCCTGCTTCGCCCGTGACCACCCGCGCGCCTCGGGCGTCTCCCAGACATACCTGGCACCGACCGGCACGATGCCCAGCCAGAAGTGGGTCAGGTTGGTGAGTGGATTGCGCAGCGCCCACCACACGGCGGGAGGAAGCCGGGACTGCTCTGCTGCCGTCTGGTTGTGCGTCGGGGTGGGCAGGGGTTCCAGCCAGTTGCCGAACGGGTTCAGCCAGTGGTTCCACGCCCGGCACGTCCGGGTCTTGCAGCGGTAGACCTCCGGCGTCTCCCGTTTCACTTCCCGCCTCCCCCCGAGAGCATCGCCATCAGCGGCGCGCGGTAGGCCCACAGCAGCAGCAGGGTAGACCCGATGGCCACCAGCGTCGTGCCCCACGCTTTCAGTGCGAGATAGTTGAGACTCGCCTGGTCTTTCGCCGTGTCCAGGATGTGCTGCGAATAGTTGTCGGAGAGGGACATCACCTTCTTTTCCACCGTGGACTCGATCCGTTCGATGGTGCGGTTCAGTCCCTCCATCGCCGTGGTATTCGCTCGCATCGCTTCGACCGTGGTGCGGTGTGCGTCGTGCAAGCCTTTTACCTCCTCCTCTAGCGAGTCTATGCGCCGCGAGATGTTCTCAAGCGCGTACTGCGTGAGGTTCTCTGGGGGAATCGTCGGTTCCGGCATCGGTTTCTCGTAAGAAGATGGCCCGTTCTTTCTGGCGGCGATGCGTGAGTCCAGCAATCTTTCGACCGCCGCCCTTGTCCCAGCGAAGAAACTCATCGGCGGCTAACCATGGCTTGCCCTCGTTGACCCGGCGCAACAGCGTCGACTTGCGAAACGCGCCAACACCGATGTTGTACGCCAGCGAAGTCATGGCCGCCAGCTGGTTTGCGCTGACGCCCTCCGTTACGCACCGCCCCACCTGCTCCAGGAAGTTGGCCGCCTCCCGTTCCAGCATGAGGTCCGCTTCTTCCTGGCAGATGCACTGGCCTGGCGTCACCCCTTGGGTGTGCCCGTAACCGATGGTCCAGACGCCGACCGAATCGCGGTACGCATGCAGCCGGCAGCCCTCGCATTCTTTGAGCAACGGCAGCAGGATCTCCAGCGCTTTGCTTCGTATCGTTTCCACCATTTCCTCGCGAATCGCATCCACTTCTCGCCGAAAAGCCGCCGCGTCGATGACCGTTTTGTCCGAGCGGATAATCCCTTCCTGGGGGTTTCTCGGCGTATCGATGTTGACGTAGATCGGGTAAAGCCAATGGCTCAAAGCACCCTAAACCCGGTCGGCGCGGAAGGCAGCACGATGGCCGGCGGCGCGACCACGCCCGCCACGTACTCGGCCACGACCGGCGCCGTCTTCGGACTCATTTCGGCCCCGCGGAAGGCGGCGACCTCAAAGGTATGCGGGCCGGGAGTGAACGCAATGTCGTTGATAAAGACGCAGGTCGAGTAGCGCGGCGCGACCTTCGCCTGCTTGCCGTCGACAAACACCTTGAACCCGTCCAGCCCGGCGGAAGCCTGAAGGTTGTAGTCCCAGCAAAACCGATTGGCCGAGGTAAAGGTTGCCGCTTTCCCGATGATGGGAAGCGCTGCCAGCACGATCACGAACGCGACGGAGGGGCATTTCATGGGGCAGGCACCACGCTAATCGTCACCACCGTGCGGAACCCGGTCGGCGCCACGGGCAGCTGAATCTCTTGAGGGGGCGGGATGACCGGCCCGGCGACCGGCAGGAATACCTCCACGGCGGCCGACCGCGGGCTCTCGCCCTTCGCGTTAAACGCCACCAGCGTTGCCGTATGGACGACCCCGGGCGCCATGGGCTTGCAGTACATCTGCCGATCCGTGGGGGCCGCGGTGTTCTGGACCTTGTCGTCCAGGTACAGCCGGAACCCGTCGATTTTGACTTGCTCGGTAGTCGGGTAATCCCAGGCGAAGGCGCAGTCGCTGCCCACCGTCACGGGTGCCGCATTGGCCAGGGTTGTCCACATCCCCCAGACGACGGCCATAAGGCACGCGAAGAAGATGGTCCCAAGAAGCTTATTCATAGATTCGGTCATGTGTTCTCGCCAGAAGAGGTTGCTTCGTTTATCTGCCTGACCAGGTCGGCAAGGGCATCGTAAACACCCTGCCCATACCCCGGCTCGTGGCAGTGCCCGATCCCGCTTTTCGTTCGCACGGTAATGCTGTTGCCGTAGTCGTTCACCTTGACCTCGGCAATCGTGTCGGCTGCCACGTAACACCCGTCGGAGAGCTTGATCAACATCTGCCGCTTACTGCCACGGCAGCTTGATGTCGCAGCGGCTGAGGATGCCGTAGAGGGACCACAGGAACCCGCCAGCCTGCACCACGGCGGAGACCCCGGAGACCAGCTCCTCGGCCGGCATCCCCAGGGAAGACGCCACGCTGGGGGCGACCGAAGCGGCCATGGCCACGAACAGCCCGCGGGCGCTGGTGGACTGGGTCACGGACTTGGCGTCGATGTTGTGGTCTAGGATGCTCATGGCGTCTTCCCCGATGCGGTGATCCCAGCGCCACCCAGCAAGGCGAGCACCAGGGAGATGTACTGGGCGGCGAGCTTACTGAAGTCGTCCTCGATGTTGTTACATTCGGTATTGTTGGCTTCGATCTTGACTTGGGCGGCTTGGTCTTTGGCCAGTCGCTTCGCCTGCTCGATCAACACCTGCGCGTACTCGTCGCACTCCCGGATGCCGACCCGAATAACGTAGAGATGCGCCGTCATCAGCATCAGGAGCATGAGCAACAGGGTGGCCACAAACCAAGCCGGGCGGCTCATTTTCTTTCGCTAAGACCTTAACTCGCTCCATTTGTACAAAGTAGCCAACGTAAAGTTTCTTACGGAATACTTCTTCATTCTTGGTATTCTGCATTTTAATGTCGCAAAGAAATTTCCGGCCGCACTATCTCCTGCCCTTGGGAAGTAGATCATGTCGCCAATAATATGTGTAGTTCCATCTACGTTATCCCCAACCCTTAGCTCGGCCCCCATCGACAATGCAGCTCCTGCCGCCTGCATAAGCGTAATGGATACCTCAATGTCAAACGATGTATCGTTTTGATAAGTGCTTCCCAGCGTTCTCTGGCTAGTAAAGTCTGTCCATTGGCGCTCTCCAGGAATTCCTAATGTCCCAACTGTCAGTGTCGGAACGACCAGCGGCCCGGTCATCGTGTCGCCGGACTTGGCAATCTTCCCATCCGCATACGCCTTCGTCGCGGCATGCAGCGTATTCACAGGCGCGCCAGAAAGCGTGAGCGCCCCCGTCATGGAGTCGCCCGACTTGGCCACGAACCCGGCCGACTGCGACCCTCCCGTCCAGGCGGTGCCGTTCCAGGTGTAGACGACGTTGTTCGGCCCGGCGTAGGTCTGGCCGACGGTGGGGCTGGACGGGAAGGAGAAGGGCATGGCGGCTTACGCTCCGGCTTCGACCATTTCGGCGCACATCTCTTTGAGCGCCGCCAATGTTCCGGTCCCGGCGTTGACCGCGCCCATGCGATCGCTAAACGCTTGGGCGTTGGCGGTCACCCCAAAGACCGAGACGAAGATCGGCAATCCCTCGTTCACCGTCCCGGCGCGTGTGGCCTCGAAGCGGTGCAGGGTCGCAAGCCCGTCGAGGATCTTATCGGCGGCGTCCAGCAGCTCTGCCGCGACGGGGTTGTTCACATCGAACTTGCAGATAAAGGCCATTGGTTAGGCTCCGGTGAGGACCCTGAGTGCGTCGAGCCGCGCCTGCACGGACGCGGGCGAGTTGTCGACCAGGGTTGGTTTCAGGGTGCGGATGGCGGCCTCGCGGCGGCGCTTCTCAGCCCGCTCTGCCCACACCGCGCGTTGGGCCGCAAGCGCCTTCTCGGCCTTCGCGGCAGCGATCTGGGCGGGCGTGCCGAGCGGATAGATCACGCCGACCTTGTGCCCGTTACGGGTCTCGGAGACCGGGTCGGCCCAGCCGAGCGGGGCGTCGGTGCCCTCGCGAATCGTCGGATAGAGGCCGAGCGCGGTCGCCCATTTCTTGTATTCCGCATAGTCGGAGTTGGCGTCGTCCGGCGGAATGTAAGCACCATCGGATAGCCGCTGTACCATACCGTTAGCGAGTATCTTATACATAGCTATAGCTCCGCATCTAGCCCTATAATTGCTCCGAGTTCAGTTAATCCCGTAGCAACTGCAACTGCATCCACCTCGCAATAGGATATTCCAGGAGCATAAGATCTAGCACCTAAATTTAAGACACCAACAACCAATTCGGAAACCGTTGGAATAGCCCTCATAGGCGGATAATTGACGAGTAACTTAAAATAATTTCCACCTATCCCCCCCCAACAAGCCACAAAACGCTGTTGAGTATAGTACCTCTTACACAAAGCTAACTCGATCCCAGGATGCCGATTCTCGAATGGTGTCGCCTTGCTACCTACCTCTAATTGCACACCTGTGATTTGCCAGGTAGCGTTTAAAGTACCTATGACGCGTACTGTGCCTGCTACCGAATACGCAGTACCCGCCACCCATGTATTCCCAGGGCCTGCATAATAACTTCCATTACCCAAATCGAAAGCTAAAGTCATTCCTACTGTATTTCCTGCATCGGTCGCAGATCCGTTTATATCGCCAGGAATAACTACTTCTTTAAGCTCCCAAGTATTGGCATTGCTAATCGTGTATGTTGTAACATAAGAGCGAAGAATAGTTCCTGAACCGCATATAGGGCGTATAGCAACCGAAAACGTACCAACCAAACTCGACATAACTCTAAATTGCAGCGATACGGTCTTAGCATTCGCTGTACCATAAAGTAAATCAGTGATGTAATCGCCTTCTATATGCTGGTAAACAATAAAGCTATCTGTCGTTGACGATACAGGTTTCGCATTTGTTGTTATCCACTTCAAGCTATACGGAAACCCGCTTGGGCCTCCAGCAACTTTATTTACAGACGCGACACCCGTTCCAACCCCACCGATAGTATTAGCCATCCACCGATCTAACGTATATACGCCAGTGTTGTTGGGGCTAATCGCACTCCCTGTATTGCGCTGGAAGATTGCCATATCTCCATTAATGATCTTATTCCGCCCAGGATAGCTCAGCATCCGCGACTCGAAGTCGGTCTTCTGCAAATACCCCGTCAGGTCCTGAATCAGCGCCGGGCTGGCATCCACCCACTGCGTCCCATTCCACACGAACATGCGCCCGGTCGTGCCGGTGTCGTACCACAGCCGTCCGGTCGGCGGACTCGTCGGCGGGGTATCGGAAATGGCGGCGCCCAATGCCGCGGCCAGCCCGGTGATCGATGCCAGCGGATGCGCGTCGGCGGCGTCGCGTCCGGTCAAGGCGTTGTGGGTCTTTCCCTGAAGGGCGACGATGGCGGCCTGGTAAGCCGCGAGCGCGGCATCCAGCCCGGTGATGGCACCGCTCGGGTGCGCGTCGGCAATGTCCCGCCCGGTCAGTCCGTTGTGAGCGGGCGTCGCCAGGGAGGCCAGGGCGCTCGCCAGCCCGGTGATCGCCGTCATCGGATGGGCGTCGGCCGCGGCGCGGTTGGTCAGCTGGGTGTGGTCTGCCACCCCGGGATGGGCCGCCACCGTCTCGTCCACGTACTTCTTGGTCGCCGCCTGGAGATCGAGCGTCGGCGCCCCTGGCAGCACCAGCGGCCCGAGCAGGGTATCGCCGGCCTTGAGCACGTAGCCGGTCAGCGAGATCGGCGAGTCCCAGTCGGCCAGGTCGAACGCCTTGGGGGACAAGTCCGCCTTGGATTTGAGCAGCGTGCCGTTACGCACCACGAAGTCGCCCGCGGCATAGACGGCGGTGTCGGTATAGAAGCGGATCGGAATGGCGTCGCGCGGGACCTCGGATTCGTCGAAGAACCCGATCTGCCGGTCGGCCAGGTTGATGTACAGCTCGCCCGAGCGCCGCGAGTTGGCCGCAGGGCGCGAGCCGGCGGTGTTGCTGCGGTGGGTTCTAACCTTGGAGACCATGGCGCTCAGTACCTGATGCAGGGGTAGAAGGGCGGGCTGCTACGCGGCGGGAGCCCGAAGGTCGTGCTGCCGTCGCCAGGCCCGTAGAGCGTCCCGATGACCTGGTACAGGGCGCCGTAGGTTCCGCGCGAGACATTGCGCACGGTGGACTGTAACGACAGCCAGCCCTCCGGCGCGGTCGGCATGGCGAAGTCCACGACCGCCCCGATGGGCATCTCGTTCTGCGCAATCAGCGTCTCGACCTGGCTGCGGGTCACGGCATGATCGGGCGCCGTCGCCGGAGGGATCGTCAGTTGTCCGAGCAAGGTCCCGCCCGTCAGCGGCAGGTAGACCCCGGCGCCGAACGCCAGCCACTGCGACGGGTTGAAGGCGCCCGGCGAGATGACCCCCTTGGCCCGGTAGACATTCCCGTCGCCGACGGAGACCAGCGCGTCCTTGACGTAAGTCTTCACCGAGGAGAACACCGCGACCCCGACCAAGGCCCGCGCCGCCCCCAGCGTGGCAACCTGGGTGTCCAGCGTCGGCGTCGGCACGATCAAGGGACCGGTCAGCGTGCCCCCGGTCAGCAACAGGTAGCGCCCGTCCCCCGGCACGATGGCGGCCCACTGCGCCGGGTCGAACGCACCCGGACCCTGGTCGGACAGCGCAACCGCCAGCATCCCCAGCGTGGCCACGATGTCGTCCTTCTTGTAGACGGAGCGCACATCGAAGAACCGCACGCTCAGCAACGGCTCGGCCACCTTGGCGGCGGAGGACGCGAACAGCTGGCGGTCGGGGAGATTGGCGTGCAGGGTCCCGGGCGGGCTGCCGGTTGCCGGCACCTGGCCCGCGGTGTCGAGTCGGTCGGTCTGGACGCGTGCGGTCATGGCGTGGGGGTCCCGAACGGATAGTAGAGCCCCCAGGTCGCGGCATCGGCGCGCGGCGGCTGGGCGAAGGTCACGACCCCGGAGGCCATGGAGTAATCGAAAGTCGGGCGCTGCCGAACCCCGTCGACGAAGAACGCGATGTGCGCCGGTTCGGACAGGGTCATGGGCGTGGGCGTCTGCCCCACCATGACGAACAGGCGGAACGAGGTTCGGGTGCCGTCCTGCAAGCCAGTGGTTCCCGCGGTGCCGGTGACCGAGCCGTCCCAGTCGGTGTCGAGCGATTCGAGCAGGGTCGCTCCGTTGAGCGTCGCGCCCAGCTGCTTCACTTCCGGGGGCGGCACCAGCTCGATCTGGATCTCGTCTCCGTCCTGTAACGGCGCCGTGAAGACCACGGTGTTGTTCGCGGTGACCGGGCGCCAGTCCCCCACCGCGCCGCTGCTGTCGTCCAGCGCCAGGGTCACGCCGTTGAGGACCAGGGTCACGGCGTCGAACGGATCGATGGCGGCCAGGGTGTAGGTCTTGCCGAACTGGTCCGGCACCGCCAGCGACTGCACGGTCTGCCCCGCGGTCGCCACATACTGCAAGGTCTGGTTGATCGCCCCGACTCGCACCAGGCTGCGGGCGTCGAACAGGAACAGGAAGTCGGACACCCGCGCGGTGTAGTCGCCGGACAGCCCGAGGTTCACGTTGTCGGGGCCCACCCACTCGTAGGTCACCCCGTCGAACAGGAACATGACCCGGGCGTGCGGCGGGATGTTCAGGGCGCCGGCTGTCACGTGCGGGTGCTGGCCGAAGATCATCGTGTTGACGACGGACGCCAGCGCCGGCTTGCCGCCCTGGCCGGGGATGCCCATCGTGAAGCTGAAGGTGCCGATGATGCCGGAGAGATCGGTCGCCACCTGCCACGGGGCGGAGGCGTCGGTGCCGATGCGGTATTCGAGAACGGACGGCGAGGCCGGGTTGGTGCGGAAGATCAGGAGGTCGGGGCGCACCACGCCGCGGGCGTCGAGCAACTCCGCCAACAGGTCCGGCACCGTCCGGTCGCCCAGCTCGCACTGCTCCAGATAATCGTCCAGCCCATGCGCGCCGGTGCGTGCGGACTTGAACGAGACCTGCTCCGCCCGCGGCCGGGTGAGATTCGAGACGTTGCTCATCGGCGGCTCCCAATGGATACGAGGTTGCCTTTCTCGACTTCCTTCTGGACCTGCTCGTTGGGTTGCACCGACGCGCCCCTGGATTTTTCCATCAGCGCCAGTTGTTGGTGCGGCTTCGCCCCTTGGCCCTGCTCCTCCTTGCCGATGCGGTATTGATCGATGTCGGTCACGCCCATGGCGCGGATGGCTTCTTCCACGATCTTGTCGGCGCGGAACTCCATGATCATGCCGGTCTGGTTCAGCACCTGCAGGACGGACATCCAGCTGTTGGCGTCGCGGCTGGGCTCCAACGGCAGGGTGCCGTCGATGACCAGGTAATCGATCTCGCCTTGCAGATCCTGCACATCGTAGTCGAGGTAGCCGTCCTGGACCGAGCCGGCCAGCGCCCCGGGGACTTGGTCCTCGGACATGCGCACCGATCCGCTATGGGACAGGGCGTCTTGGATATTCGAGGTCATCATCCGGACCAAGGGGCGCAAGGTGGTCGCCGAGAACACCCGCGACATCATGCCCAGGCGCTGGCTGCCGAGCTGGGTCAGGCGCTGGATCTCGGTGGCGGTCCGGACATCGGGCGTCGGAATCCCTTGCTGCGCATCGGAGGCGGCGGACAGGCGCTGCTTCATATCCGACAACGCGGCGATGTCGTTCCAATGCCCACGGGTCACGTCGGGAATGGCGGCCACGTAGACCCCGTCGCCCGCCTTGGCCCCGGGGCTCATGCGCACCACGCCCCACGGGTTGCGGTCGATCAGGTCGGGGATGGAGACCTGAAGCGGGTCCACGAAGATCAGGTTGTTGAGGGCCGCCTGGACGTTGTCCACCCGGGAGCGCAACAGCCAGGTGGCAATGTCGTGCAGCGGGAGCATCAGGTCGTACAGGCTCTCGGAATAGGTCTTGTGGGTGTCGAAGAACATCCCGCCGATGACGGTCGGGAATTGGCGACCGTACGGGTTGAGCCGTAACGACACGACTTTCTTCTCGTCGAGCACCGTGCATTCCAGCCAGAGGCTGTGAATCTGGTCGGCCCCGATCTCGTAACCGCCCACGCGCAGCCAGGCTTCGTCGACCCAGCGGTTGTTGCCGAGCGAGAAGTGGCCGGTGCCCTGGGTGTTGTCGTTGGGATCGATGGACAACCCGCGGCCGGCTTCCTTGTGCCAGTCGTGCCCCTCCCAGGTCCCCCGCGACGCCCGCTCTTCGCGCAGCTCCGGATGCTCGTTGACGTAGGGATACTGGCCCGAGGCGTACAGCTCGGCGTAGCTGGTGGTGTCGGAGAAGACGATGAACTGCATCCGCTCCCAGTCGCCCCAGGTCACCCGGGGATCCGGGAAGGCGCGGCGGGGATCGAAGTTCGAGATGAAGTTCTGGTTGCGGTTAGGCAGCCACAGGCACTTGGTCGGCGCAAACCCGTAGCGGATGGAGTCGAGCAAGAGCTGAGCGATCCGGGCCTCGCCGGCCGTGCGGCGCATCCCCTGGTGGAGAATGCGTTCGAGGATCATCGCCTGCTTGCGGGACTTTCGATTCAACCCCTCCAGCTGGAACATCGGATTCCGGCCGGCGAGCGCCGCCATCATGTAGGTCAGGACGGTGTCGGTAATCGCTCGGGTGTCGGGGATAACCGCTTTCTCGCGAAAGTCGGTGGAGTCGGCGGGGACGTAACAGTCGTGGGCGCGGTCGGCTTCTTTCCAGTGGTCATAGCGCCCGCGGACTTTGCGGAACGACATCGTGTGGCAGGCGCGGACGTATTCGACGATTCGGCTGTGCTGCTCGTCCGTCAGCCGTACCGCGATGTCTTCGTAATTCAGCAACGCATCGAGGTGATCCGAAAGGTTCGCTATCAGGTAGTCGGCCATCGTTCGCCCCGGTGATTTTGCAGGCAAGTATGGCTTACTGGCCCCAACCTTTCCACGTATGGGTCGCCCAGACGCTGCCCTTGAGCTTTTGCTGCTGCGCCAGCGATCCCTGCTTGCCGACCACCAGCTCGCGCGAGCGGTTGTATTCCTCCAGTAACGACTCGCCCATCTCCACGGCGAAGCTCGACGGCAAGGCCACGCGGGTGAGGACATCCAGCGCCATCGTGGCGCAGTCGACCTGATCGTCGTTGGGTCCGTTGGGGAATTGCTCGCACTCGCGCACGAACCCGAGCGACCACGGTTCCTTCGACGGCAGGAACACCCGGCCGGATTCGATCAACGGCGACACCGTGTTGGCACGCATGACTTTGTCCTTGAACGAACGCCACGGCAGGATCGGCAGGCTGGTCTCGCGCTTCAGCTCCTGCACCAGGGCACTGCCGCTGGCCATGTCCTCGATGTAGACACCGCGCAGCCCACGCCCACGCCAGCGCGCACAGAACGACGGCAGCCGGCGCTTCAGGTCGGGGAACTCCATCCGCTCCCGATGCTGGTCGAGCAGGAACACATTGCCGTCGGCGCACAGCCCCCAGGCCTGGAAGACCGAGAAGTCGGCCAGCTCGTCGCCCTTGATGGCGGTGTCGGCGACGATGATGACCATCGCGAAGGTGGCCGGGACATGCTCGTCCGAATACCACTTCCACCACTCGGAGCGCAGGATCTCGCCGCCTTCGACATAGGGCTGCTGCTGATACAGGGCCGAGAACTCCAACGGGTCGAGCTTGCGCTTGTCGGCGAGCACTTCGTAGGGGAAGCGCTCGGGCCACAGCACCGTCCGCGAGGCGTCGTCCAGAATCGCCGGGTAGCACAGGTGGAACCACTCGCCGCGTTCCCACGAGTCGGTCTGCATGATGCGAGCGCTGAAGTCGTCCGGGCTCCAGCGGGTGGAGACCACGACACGAATCGGCGGCAGCCCGCTGTCGTCCGGCTGCAGGCGGGCGTCCAAGGCGGACGTGTAGTAGCTCCACATGTCGTCGCGCGCCGACTTCGAGCGCACGTCGGCTCTGGACTTGTGCGGGTCGTCGACGATCAGGCAGTTGGAGACCAGCACCGCCGGGGTGCCGGCGTAGAAGTTGCTCACCCGCGAGACCTGGATGTCCCACACCTCGACATCCTTCGGCTCGACCGGCTTGGCCCGCAGTAACGCCACCTTGGCCCCGGCCATGTCTTGCGCGAACAACGCCAACCGGGCCGGCACGTAACTCGCCTCGGTGTCCCAGATCGGATGGTCCGCGGTGCAGCGGAAAGGCCCGGCATCGATGGCCTGGCGCAGCGTCTTCTGCGTCGCCACCACCGTCTCTACCGCCATCTGCTTGGTCGCGTGGTCGTAGCCGAACACCCGGTCGCCCACCCGCAGATCGCGAATCGGTACCGGACCCTGGGGCGTGGCCACGGGGGTGTCGCCCACGAAACAGGTCGCCGGCCGCCCGGAGGTCGTGGCCCGCAACCCGATGGAAAAGTAATGCCCGCCGCGGGTGGTGGTCAGCGCATCGGCCGAACGCGCACCCAGCGCCAGCTCCAGATCCGGGAACACCTGCCTGGTCGGCGGCTTCATCATCGACTCGCGAACCTCGCGCCCGAAGTCGCGGGCCAGCACCGCGTTGTAGGACACGCTCATGACATGCCGGCGGGGGTCGCGCCCGAGATACCAGGCGGGGAAGAGCTTCGTACAGTATTCCGATTTGCCGAAACGCGGCGGCATATTGACCAGGATGTTGGTCACCGGCTGCCCGTCGTCCCCCACCAGCTCGCCCTTGCCGATGGCGTCCAACGCATTCGCCAGCTCGTGGTGAAACGGCTGAAGCTTCCAGTCCGGGTGCCGCAGTCGGACATACCCGGGGAACGATTCGCGCGCCGTCTTGAGCGCCAACACCCGCCGCAACACCGCCTCGCGGGAGTCACTCATGGGATTCTCGGTCGATTGGGAAGCAATCGTCCTCTCCGTCCACTTTGCCGCAAACGTCGCAGCGGAACCCCACCCGGTAGCCGCCCTTGCCGTCGGGCCAGACCACCACATCGCCCTCGTTCCAACCGAGCCAGTGGGACACCCGATGCCGCCATTGGCGCAGCCGCTCCCTCATAGCTCGACGGCCTCCAGAATCTCGATGTCCAACGCGCCGGCTTCGGCCCAGCACACCCGGCACGCGGGGAACACGCCATCAGCCGTGGTCAATAACGCCATCGCTCGGTTCTCGCACTGACGCCATTCGACCGGGCCCAGGGTGAACGCGCCGCCGTTACGACGCCAGCCCTCGCAGCGCGGCGGCTCGCCTTCGACCGCCTTCATCGGGCCCTGCAGCCGCTCGATCTCGTCGGCCGCCGCCCGCATCCGCTCCGCCAGTTTCCGTTTGCTCACCGCCGGGCCTCCGCCTCTTGCTCCAGCAACAACGCGCCCCGAGCCACCATCCGCTCGGCCGGATCGACCAGGGTCTGCCCCATCAGATCCAACAGCCGCAGCTTGATCGCGTGCTTGCGCTTATCTAAAGGAATAGACGCCGGGTCGAGCGCGCGCATCGCCTCGCCCAGGTCCGCCAACGACAGCGTCGAATGTGCCGGTCTACCCATCGTTTCAATCCGCGCCCCGCAGGGGGCGATGTTGCCTAGCCATCGACGATCTCCAACAACTTCAGCTTCGCCCGCTCCATCAGCCACAGTACCTCGGGGCCCGCCGACTCGGACGACGCGAAATACTCGTTGCCGTCTTCCATGTAGCCGATCACCACCACGGTCTGCAACTTCCCCAGTGCCGCTTCCAGGACCCGGTCCGGCGGGAGCGGCAGCGACGTAACGACATCGAGCACCACCACGTCACCCATCTGGCGCCTCCTCGAAGTGCTTCACCCACTGCGCCCGGATCCCGACCGCCGCCAGCACCTTGCCGCTTGGCTCGCGCCGCCCGTCGATAATCCCGCCGACAAAGGCCGACGAACACCCGAGCTGACGGGCCCACGCCGACTGCCCTCCCGCTGCGTCTGCCGCCCGGCGTACGCGACGCAGGACCTCGGCCTCGGTCACTCGACGACCCGCCCGGGGACCTCCTCCGCCAGCATCGCCTCCAGCTCGTCCACCGACAAGTCGTCTAACTTGCGGCGGGCGCTGGACTTCAGGTTGTCCACCGCACGCTCCGACGGCGCCGTCGGCAACGCCCTCTCCAATAGCCCGTGAAAGACCTTCGCCTGCACGCCGTCCCATTTCTCTCTCCCCTGCAACACATCTTGGGCGCGCTCGATCTCCTCGATCACGATCAACGACACCGCCGCCCGCAACGCCACTCGGTCGATCTTGATCTCCGAGAGCGCCGCCAGCTTGGTCAACGCCTCCTCGGACCGAGCAATAGTGCGCTCGCGAATGGCCGCCAGCTCCAGAGTGCGTTCTTCGCTGCGCTCCTCGATGCGCATGAGCGGAAGGGCCTGCGCCACATCCGACGCAACGGTCACCGTGGTGGTCCCGTTACGCTCCGCCTCCGCCTCCCGGGCTTTCTGGCGCCGCCACTTCTGCCGATCCTGACACCCCTTCGAGCAATACCGCTGCCCGCCGCCGCCGGCAAACTTCACCACCAGCTCGAACCGGCGCCCGCAGTCCACCGCGGCACAGAAGCGCACCTCTTGGTACATCGGCGCCCCTGACTTTTCGTCCAGCCCGACCGGCTCCTCCGACAACCGCCACCCGGTCCCTGGCTCGCCACGCTCGATCCCGTCGTCCGGGTCCTTCCCCTTCAGTCTGCGACTGCCCACTCGCCCCTCCGCAATGTCCGCTTTAACCGCTCAATCGTTTCGTCGCTCGGCACGATGCGCAACTGGCGCAGCCGGCGGTGCCAATCGGCATCGAACGGCAGCCGCTCGCCCAATAACGCCTTCCACACTTTCCACGCCCGCTTCGAATCGAACAGGTCCGTCCATGCCAGCATCGGGTAGGGCAGCGCGTTAAACCGCTCGACCATCGCCCGCGGCAACCGCGGCACCCCCAGCCGGCACAGCGACAAGTCGATCTCCACCAACGGCCGCTCCAACCGCAGCGTCGGCACGCTCGGGTCGTGATCCGGGTGCATCCACATGCCCGTGCACGAGATACCCGGCAACTTCCCGTCCTCCCGGCACGCCTGCGCCCAGACCTCGATCTCCTCCCACCCCATGTGCTCGCACGGGTCGTGCAGACACACCAGCGGCCACTGGCTCAGCCACACGCTCGCCCAGCTGGTGCCGGAGCGGGGCAAGCCGTACACCCGGAACGCCAAGTCGCTACTCGCCATCGGCCGCCTCGCTTTCAACTAGGGCAGGTTCAGTGTAGCCGGGGGTGGGGCCGGCGTCTATTCCAGGCCGCTCGGGCCCGTAGCGCTCCCATAACTCCTCCCGCGTCAGCAACACCAGCTTGCTGCCGATGACCTCTGGGGCGTACTCGGCAAACTCCTCCCCATCCCGCGTGTCGATCACAACGGCTACCTTGCCGCCGCTCCCGCCTGGCGACTCCTCGATACGCTGATCGAACGGGTACTTCTCTTCGTAACGCTTCTGCTGAATGACCTTCACCCGCTCTTCGAACGTCTTTTCGTCTGCCCCCGATAGCGCCAAGAACCGCTTGATTCGAGCATTCGCCGCCGCTCCACGCCCGCGGTAGAACCGCCTCGGATCCAGCATGTAGTAGGTCGCGTGCCCCTCTCTCACCCGAGCCACCAGCGGCCGGGAGATGTCGCACAAGCCGATGAGCAAGCGCGACACCGTCTGCTGCGAGTTGCCCATCACCTTGGCGATCCGCTTCTGCGACACGCGGGAGATCCCGTCCGTGCCCTGGGTAGCCAGGAGCAACACCAGGAGCCGCGTCTGGGGCTTCAGCTCGGCGTCCTCCGCCGTCTCGGCCAGCGGACGGTGGTAGGTCCAGCTGAAATCCTTCAGGTGGCTCAGTAGGTTGGCCTCTTTCTCCGCGCCCATTCCCGTCCTCAATGCGTTTTTGTTGTAAAGAAACGCGATTATACTCGTAGGTATGGGTAGGGGGTAGGGGGGTTAAGCCCATGATCCGTAAGCGTTACAAATTTCTTCCCTATACATTCCTAACATCGGTAGGCCTCGGGACGAGGGCCGGACAACTCGGATCATCTTCTACTTTCCCCCTCCCTCTTCTCTTCCTCCCCCTCCCACACGCCAAACCTCCGCCCCCGCCTACGTCCAGGCTCAACGGGTTCGGCTGGGCTGTTTTCGACGCAATGGGGGAATTTTTCTGGGGGGACAGAAAGAGAGTCGACTGCGATGGGACCCGCGCCGGCATGAGGCCCACCCCCCCACGTGCCTGCCTCGCCGCTGTGGGTATCCCCTAACCCAGGCCCTCCCTCGCGTACGTGATTGCGTACGACACACGGAAATTTTGCGAACCGAAAACTCCAAAGCGTTATCCACCCAACGCTCACAGGCGTAACGCGCACGCCCCGCATAAGGCCCAGCTTATGTCCCGATCCGACGGCATAAGGCCAGGCTTATCGCTCGCACGTAACACGACGCAGGCAGGCGACGCGTACGCACAGGCACGCAACCCGAAGGGAACTAGGCGGCGAGTCGTCGGGCTGTCCGGCGGCACCACGGGAGACACACCCATGTACGACGCGCTATTCACGGCTTGCGAGATTGCGTTTGTCCTGTTCGGCCTTGGCACGCTGGGCGTTGCGATCTGGGCCTACACGACTGGGCAGGCATAGGACACACACACCGAAGGGAACGAGACGGCAGATCGTCGGATTGTCCGGCGGTCCCAACACACACTGGAGACACGATCATGGCGAAGACCACCACCCAATTGAACGGCAAGACCGCTTCCGAGCTGCGCACCATGCTGGCGTCCGGGCTCACGACCTCCGCGGCTGTCGTGGCCTACTTCGAGACCAAAGACAAGTTGCGCGCTCCGAGTCAGGCGCTCTACGACGCCTTGACGGGTTCGGGCGACACGGCGAAAGCGAAGGTCAAGCCGGCGCCGGTGCACGGCGATGTGCTGTTGGACAAAAACGGCAAGGCGCTCAAGGGCGCCGCACTCGACAAGCGCAAGGCCGCACTGCGTAACCAGCGCGAGACGGCGGGTGCCGAGCGTCCGACCACGGGGCAGGCTCGGGCGGCGAACGACGCCGACAAGCTCCGTGAGGTGGCTGAAGTCGCTGGGGCGATGTTCAAGCTGGTGACCCGGCTGGCGGAGATTGCGGGCTGAGGCAGGCGGGGCAGGCGTGGCGCTCGGGGTTCCGGGCGCCGCTGACACACACACTGGAGACACACACATGGCTACTCGTTCGCTTCGTTCGCTCAAGGCCGCTCGCTCGCTCAAGAACCGCAAGGCCGTGGACCCGCTGTCCGGCTGGCGTGCCTTTGCCGTGCCCGAGAAGCGCGACCGGACGCGCTGCGTGGTGGTGATTGCCCCCGTCTCGAAGCCGCACCCTCGGCTGGAAGACCTGTGGACGACGCGTCAAGGCGCGAAGGTCTGGCCGACGCTTGAGGCGCTGCGGCACGACCTGGCGCCCATTGGCTTGACGGTGACCGAGCACGGCTACTTGGCTGCGCTGTAGTCCCGGGATCGCTGGCCTGGGCTGCCCGTGTGGGTGGCCTGGGCTTTCGCTTGTCTGCGTGTCGAGAACACGAAGAGGGCAGTAGGAAAAGGGGGATCGGGCGATGGCGGCGCGTGTCTTGGCGTTGGCGTTGGCGGCGGGCTTGGTGGCTGGCTGCGTGAACTTCGCGGTGGCGGATCTTGGGCGGGTGGCGGCGCGTCTTCAGGGGTGCGCTGCGTGCGGGTTGGCTGGGCTTTAACACACACAGGAGAGGCGACATGAAAGGCGACGCGAGATGGTTGGCAGTGGGCGTGGTGGTGGCAGCGCTGGTGTTGGGCGGGGCGTGGGTGTGGGGGGCCCACATCGAGGCACAGGGGCGCAAGGATGCGTGCGCGTGGGGTGGCTGTCGCTGAGCGACACGCGCCCCGAAGGGAGGAGGCGTCCAGTCGGCTCGCTCCGGGCCGGCTTCACACACAGGAGATCGAGATGACGACGACGGTGACGATTTACGGCACGACGTATACCTGCACCAACCATTGGGCGCAGTACAGCAACGGGAGGCCGGCGCTGGTCTTCCTGGACGCGGAGGACAAGTCGCCTGTGCTCAAGGCCAGCGTCAACCTGGCCGATTCGCCGCTCCGTGCGAACGAGATGGCACTGGACAACGACTTTGCCGAGGAGTTGGGGCCGCAGCTGGTGGCTCAGGGCTTTCTGCTGGACGGGTTCCGCACGGTGCGCCCGGAGGACAGCTTCGTGGCCTTTCGCATTTACAAGCTGAGCGAGCGGTCGCTCAAGGAGATCGCGGCATGAGAGTACGAGTCACTGGATCGGCGGTTGCCCTATGCGGTTTCGTGCAGGGCCTGACCTACGTCAACGACGGCAACATCGAGATCCTCGAGGCGGACTACGAGCAAGGCGTGGTGCTGCTTGACGACGAGGACGCACAGAGTGCGGAGCTGGTCATTGTGGATTGCGTTTGCGTTTACGGAGGCGACCGATGAGCGAGAGCAGCTTCGAGACCGACGGGCACAGGGACTACGAGCAGGGGCTGGCCTACTCGCCGCCGGACTTCCCGGTCCATGGCATGGAGTACACCCGGGGTTGGCTGGCCGCCAGTATTAACCAGCGCACTTTGCAGCGGGCACTGGCCGACACGGTGACGGTGCTGGACGCACGAGGCAAGTCCGACCTGTTCGCCATGAGCCAGCGCGAGCTACTCGACTCGGCGCCGTTCTCGTTCGAGGCTGGGCGTAACGAGGCGGAGAATCTGTATCGCTTCGTGCGGGACATGATTGGCTACTCGTCGCGGTGCCGGCGCTGGGAGGAGCATCACAACGGCAGCTGCTGCGTGGTGGAGCGGGTGCGCGACACGTATCTCAGGCCGCGGATGATTCGCTTCCTCGAGGACATGCAGCGGCACCGCACTCAGGCGTGGCGCGAGGCAATGGCTCGGGAGGGGCGCCCGTATACGGTCGGACCGTACTCCGTCATCTCCGGCGAGCTGCCGATGAAGCTGCCGAAGCATCGGGTGGTGCTGGCGTGCGGCAGGTACGAGACAGTGGCGCTGTGCGACAGCGAGAAGAACGCTCGGCTGATTGCCGACGCGTTGAACCTGCTGCCGGCGCGCTGCGAGATGGCGACGCTCGATCCGGGCGGGATCTATGCGTACCACGAGGAGCTGGCCGAGCTGCGCGACGACGACTTGACGGCACGCTATGCCGAGAACGAGAAGACCGGAGCGCACCTGTTGGCGGTGATGTGCTTGATCGAGGCGGACAAGCGGGGCTTGTACATCGCCGAGGCGCCGCTGCCGAACGAGACACACGCCCCGAAGGGAGACGGGCTGGACATCGACAACCCTGGAGACAAGCAATGAGCGAGAAGCAGATGACGGCAGGCAAGACGGCGTTGGAAGTGGCAGCCCTACTGGATGCCGGCGAGGTCCCGATTCCGGTGGCCATTGCCGAGCTGAGTGCGAGGAAGACGGTGCGCATTCCCAGCAAAACGCTGGTGGCGATGCTGTTGAAGGGGCACCCGGAGGGCGGCGCCAGCTTCGTGGAGGCGCTGACTCTGGCGCTGGCACACGGCAAGGAGCAGGCGAACGAGACCAAGTCGCTGGCGTCCACGGTGGCGGCGCTGCATCGGCAGGCGTTGAGCGACCCCAAGGCGAAGGCGTTGCTCGACAAGATCAATGCGTTTGCGGCGAAGGGGGCGGCGGCATGAGCAACGGTTCGCTGTTCCCGCCGCTGCTGCCCTGCCCGTTCTGCGGAGGGGCGGCGCAGATCGACCGAATCGGGACCCCGCGGCAGTCTTGCATTGTGGACTGCGAGGAATGCGGGTGCCGCCTGGAATCCAACGAGATTGGCGCCGGCCTCTACTGGAATCGGCGCGTCACAGGAGCAAGCGAATGAGCATCCAAGGCACCTATCCCGAGGCGAGCGAGCACGGCAACTTCAAGCTGGCGGCGGATTCGATTGCCGTGCCGCATCCGTATTGCATCACCCCGCGGCATGTGGCCTGGGCTTCGGACCATCACAGCGGGATCCTGAGCGAGGAGGCGATTCGCAGCGCGGAGAAGGCGAAGAAGGCGTGCTGCGGAATCTGCAAGGGCGAGCTTTCGTATTCCGAGCATGGAAGCGCGTTGGTGGTGGAGTGCTATGCCGCGATGAAAGATGCCGAGGGGAAAGCCGTTCCCGAATTGCATGCGTATCTGCTGGCGATGAAGGACGAAGCCACGCGGAACAAGTATGCCGGCTTCGCTTTCGTCGACCGGCGCGTCGTCAGGGCGGAGGCGTAACGACACCCGCCCCGAAGGGAGAGGGCGAACCGAGGCCGGGGCAAACCGCTCCGGCCTTTCCATTTCGACACACACAAGAGAACGCATCATGGCTAAGAAACCCGCCGTTGCCCGTCCGTCCACTTCCGTCGGCAAGGGGATCGACATCGCCACCGTCAATGGCGTGCTGAAGCTGGCCGGGCTGGCGCCCATCAACGAATTCGAGGAGGCGTTCCGGCAGCTGGAAGACCAGAACGAGTCGCTGTCCGACAAGCTGGCTGCCGTGCTGGGCGAGCTGGAGTCGGCCCGCTCCGTGCCGGTAGCGCCGGTGACGATGGCGGCGAGCGGCGAGATCCCGGCGTTGCTGGGCGTCGAGATGGTGCCGGCGTGGTCGGCGCTGGGGCTGGTCAAGGCGAAGGACATGCTCAAGTTCGAGGTCCCCGTGTTCAGGTGGGACGGGGCGCACCCGAATGTGCCGCCGCTCGATCCGGACTACGTGTTCCGGCCCAACTCCCTGCTGCCCGTGCTCATGGGGCTGCTGCACAACAGCCGGCCTTGGCTGCATGGGCATACCGGTGTGGGCAAGACCTCGCTGGTCGAAGCAATTGCCGCTCGCCTGAACTGGCCGACCATCGTGATCAGCATGGACAGCGAGATCGGCCGAATGGATCTGATGGGCCGCGACACGCTGGTGGTGAACGATGCGGGGCAGCAAGTCTCTCGCTTCGTGGAGGGCGTGTTGCCGCAGTGGATTGCGCAGCCGGCGATTATCTGCATGGACGAGGTCGACTTCGGCCGACCCGATGTGATGTACGTTTTGCAGCGGGCGCTGGACGAGAAGGGCCTGCTGTTGGCGGAGGACGGTGGTCGCCTGGTGCAGCCGCATCGTTACAGCCGCATCGTGGCGACGGCGAATACCAAGGGCGGCGGCGACGATACCGGGCTGTACCCCGGGGCACGAGTGCAGAGCGCTGCCTTTCTCAATCGCTTTCAGACCTGGGTGCATGTGGATTACATGCACGTCGATCAGGAAGCGAAGCTGCTCAAGTCCCGGGTGCCGTCGCTGCCGGAGCACATCGTCACCCGAATGATGCGCTACGTGGCGGAGCATCGGGAGGCGTTCCAATCGGCGCAGATCATGCACCCGCTGAGCCCCCGCAATATCGTGTCGATGGGCCGGGCGTATGCGTTTCTGTTTCCGATCTTCGAGGACGAAGCCAAGGCATTGAAGGCGGCGCTCGAATCCACCGTGCTGAATGCGGCGAGTGCGCAGGATGCCACCGTGCTGGAAGGCATTGCCGTGAGGGCGCTGGGGTAGGCACGACGACACACGCCCCGAAGGGACTCGGGGTTTTCGATGAACGAGCAACGAGGTTGGGGCCATGAGAAACGACAGGTATGCAGCCGAGGCGACGGGCGTGAGTAAGACCCTGGGTCGCAAGCCCAAGGGCAAGGTGGTGTTCCACGGCACGGTCCCGCAGACCGACGGCGACACGATCTATGTGCCGCCGCTCCCGCTGGGCGGGGAGATGACGGAGGCGGAGGTCGACATCCATCGTGGGTACATCGATCACGAGGATGCGCACATCCGGCAGAGCGACATCGCTGTGCTGAAGCAGGCGCAGCGCGAGGACCCCAGCGGCACCCTGACCGTGGCGCTGGATGCGTTGGAGGACTTGCGGGTGGAGCGTGGCTACATCGCCCTGTACCCCGGCGCCAAGGACACGCTGGGTGCGTCGTACCGCAAGACGGCGGAGCTAATCGCGGACCAGCCGTTCGCCATGCTCAAGGCGTCGGGCCAGCTGCTGCCCCTGGCGGCGGCGCTGCTGGGGCGCAAGCGTTACGGAATCGAGAGCGAGCATGCCGCGGCGGTGCTCGACAAGATCGACACGGAAACCCTGGTCCTGGCGGAGCGCTTCGTGAAGCAGGCGCTGGACTGCGAGTCGTCGGCCGATGTGCTCAAGGTCGCTCGGCTGATGGCGAAGGAGATGCCGGAGCGCAAGGGCAAGGGCAAGGGCAAGGGTGAGGGTGAGGGTGACAAGGGCGAGGGCGGCGACACCGACATGCCCTCAGCGGAGGGCGAGGGCGAGGAGGAGGGCGAGGAGAGCGAGATGGACGGCCCCGGCAAAGCCGCCTCGATTTTCGATGCCGCCCGCAAGGAGAGCCTGCCGAATAGCCACATGCCGGCGGGTGGCACCAAGCGCACCGGGCGCAACGACTACCTGGTGTGGACGACCGAGTACGACCGGGTGTTCCACCGCAGGGACAACGGCAACGCGTACTCCCGCAAGATGGCGAGCGGAAGCCTGAGCCTGTGGGCCGACTTCTACTCCCGCATGTCCGGCAAGATCGGCGTGATCTCCCGCCGCATGGAGCGGGCCTTGCTGGCCAACCGGCAGCGCGAGTGGACGGGCGGCGCCACGGTCGGGCGGCTGGACTCCAAGCGCCTGGTGGCAGCGGCACAGGGGGTGGAGCGGGTGTTCAAGACCCGGTCCGCGACGCCCGAGATCGACACGGCGGTCAGCATCCTGATCGATCTGTCCGGCTCGATGGCTTCGAAGGTCGACCTGGCACGGGATGTGACGGCGCTGCTGTCCATCGTGTTGGAGCGCATCGGTTGCGCCGTGCATGTGGTCGGCTTCGACAACACCTTCCGGACCTTGGATGCCGCCGGCAGCATGGTGTCGCTGGCCAGCCGCTACACCAAGTTCATGGAGGAGGGCAGGCGCGCCGCAATACGGACAACCGGGTTTGGGTTTGCCCGTTACGAGGCGATGCGCCTGTTCGTATTCAAGGAGTGGACAGACACCGTGGCGGCGGCGCGCGGCTCGCTCATGGCGATCTCGGACTTCGTCGGCGAGAACAACGCCGACCCCGATGCCATCGTCTGGGCGGCGCTCGATCTCAACAAGCGCTACGAGAAACGCAAGCTGCTGATCGTGGTGTCCGACGGTCAGCCGTGCTGCGTGGGAGACAATCCTGTGGCGCTGCAATCCTACACCAAGGAAGTGGTGCGCTCCGCGATGAAGATGGGCATCGAGACGTTCGGCATCGGGCTGATGACCGATTCGGTCAAGGACTATTACCCCAACTACGTGACGACCAAGAACCTGACCGAATTCGCCGAGACCACGTTCGTCAAGGTGGCGGAGATCGTCGGCAAGCGCGACATGCACCTGACCGCTGCGGTGGAGTAATCGTCATGCTCGATCCGAAAGACCTGGTCGTAAAGCAGCACCCGCCGTCGCCGAAAGGCGGGATGCAAGTTCCCAATATGTCGCGAGGCATCCGCGTGGAACAC